GAGTTCACCGTGGCGCCGAAGGGCGCGTGGGATGACGGCTTCGTCTACGCGCGCAAGCTGCACACCAAGCACGGCTACGGCCCCGGCGATATCAGGGACGCCGCCAACGCATACCAGCGCCCCACGTACAAGCTGGATTCGGAGCGCGAGGCCTACGACGACGGGATCGCGGCGTACCTGTACGCCACGTTCCACAACACGTCGGAGGCGACGTCGTGACGAACTTCGCAACGATCCAGGTGCGCGAGCAGCTCAGCCTGGGCTGCCTGATGGCGATCTACTGGGATGCGCTGGTGAACGCAACGGGCGGCGCAGACCAGGCTGAATACGCCGTGATGTACGGGCCTGCGGAGTACATGGAGCGCGGCCAGGTGCAGAGCCGGGTGCGCGAGTGGCTCGGCTGGTACGGCTCGCGGTCGGTGGAATGCGGACCGCGGACCGAATATACGAATGACGCGACGGAGCGCATTATCAGGGCGGTCGTGGCCAAGGCCTACCGGCTGACGTACTGAGAGATCAGGGAAGACACACATGAGCAAGATCCGATATGAGATGCGGTCGTTCACCCCCGCCGGACTGGCGGTCGTGCAGGCCGCCGACGCTATCTGCGACCAGTATGCGGACCAGGGGCTGCGGCTGACGCTGCGCCAGCTCTACTACCGGTTCATCGCCACCGACGCGTTCCCCGATGAGCGCTACTTCACCGCTGGCAAGCGGACCCCCGGCAACCCGGACGGCACCGGCACCAAGAACTGCCAGCAGAATTACAAGTGGCTCGGCGACCTGATCGCCGACGGCCGTGTCTCCGGCCTCGTCGACTGGGACCACATCGAGGACCGCGGCCGGGCGTCGGCCGGTGGCGACTTCGGATGGTCCAGCCCCGAGCGTGCGGTCAACTCGATCGCGCAGCAGTACGGCATCACCCACTGGGACGGCCAGCCCGAGCACGTGGAGGCCTGGGTGGAGAAGGACGCGCTGGTCGACGTCATCGCCCGTGCGGCGGCGCCGCTGGACGTCAGCTACACCGCGTGCAAGGGCTCGCCCTCGCACTCGCTGATCCACGACGCCGCCCTGCGGCTGAAGAGGTTCGAGCGGGACAGCGTGAAGACCCGGATCCTGTACCTGGGCGACCACGACCCGACCGGGCTCGACATCCCCCGGGACATCCAGGAGCGGCTGGCACTGTTCGGCAGCCGGTGCTACGTCGAGCGCATCGCGCTGACGATGGACCAGGTTGAGCAGTACAACCCGCCGCCCAACTACGCCAAGGCCACCGACAGCCGGTTCGACGGCTACGTCGAGCAGTACGGTACCGACTGCTGGGAGCTGGACGCGCTGGAGCCCCAGGTGCTGACCGACCTGGTGGACGGGAAGATCCGCGAGCACCTGGACGACGACCTGCGCCAGGTGCGTCTAGACCGCGAAGGACGAGAGCGGGTGGAGTTGGACGCCATCGCGGACAATTACGCCATGGTCAGGGAGCACCTGGTCGAACAGGGTGCCCTGTAAGCAGCAGGCTGCAGTCCCCGGCAGTTGGAGGCCCGAAGCGGTGCGCGCCGCGGAGGGAGCGGGTTCGAGACCCGCCCGGGGAGCTCGTCGTTCACACCTTCAGCACGTAGCCGTGGCTCTCCAGCTCGGCCGCGTTCAGCCCGTCCAGGGCCACGAGGTCGTCGACCGCGAACGGAACGCCGTCGATCACGATCTCCCGGATCACCCGGTGCGTGGGCTCGAGCTCGGGCTGCGCCTTCTTGGCCTTAGCCGCGGAAGCCGCCTTGGCGGACCCGGTGCTCTTCCTTGCCTGAGCCGTCATTCCGGCCTCCCTGTGCTGTCACCGGCAGGCAGCCGGTTATCGGATCCGCCCGCGGGTCGAGCCGTGGCTGCGGTTCTGGTGCGCCCTCGCGGTCGGGCACGTCGCGGCCGAGCAGCCGCAGCACCCGGCGCACACCGACCTGCTCGACGCCGGACTCCAGCAGCGTCTCCATCGCCGCGACGGTGCGGTCCACATCCTGCCTGCGCATATCCACATGCTAACCGCTGACGTCAACGGTTCAGCGGATCACTCTCATCGTGATCTGCCCTGACCCGGTTCACTTCGTTCTGCCTGCGTCCGCGCGGGGTGTCGTGCTGCTGGATGCGGTAGGCCCATCGGAGTCGGTATACCTCGATCAGCCCGTCCAGGTAGAGCGACACGATGTAGTACCAGGCGGCGAATCCGCTGCTGAAGTTGATACCGAACGTGATGTGCAGCAGGGTCGGCAGCAGCAGCAGCTGGCTGGCTGCGGAGAAGGACACCATGCCGCGGCCCCAGGGGTTTTTCCACCAGGGGGCGAGGATGCTGTAGCCGATGATGTACGCGACCGAGCAGAAGAATGCGACGAAGAACCCAGACTTCAGGAGGTCAATGACCATGCTGCCCCTCTCCTTCGTATCCGTCGCGCAGCGCCTTTGCCACGCGTTCCCCGATGTGGTTCACCCGCTGCATCTCCCGGACCCTCTTCAGCAGGCGCTGCACTTCCGGCTCTCGGGCCTTGGCCTCGGCCACCGCTTCCTTTGCGACCCTCTCTGCGGTCGTAGCCTCTTGCATCCCATCCCGGCCCTCCTGCAGTAGGCCGGAATCATCCTCCTTATCTTTCCACGGCAGGCGCAGACGCATCTGGCTCCTCCTTGGGCGCGATGGGTAGCGCAGCGATGATCCGGTTGCTGGCATAGCCCAGTTCCAGTAGGTGCTCTGCGTGCCGTGCATCGATCCTGCGCGCCTCCTCGCTGTATTCGTAGGCGATGCGCCAGCGGGCCGCCTCGTTGTTCGACTGCTCAACCCGCTTGTCGCAGTCCTGTCGGACGTCCTTCAGTTGTTTGTGCCAGACCAGCTTCCCGGTGAGCACCAGGACGATGGTCAGGCACAGCATCGCGCCCGCACTGGCTTGAAGTGCGGATATCCCGAGCTCGAACATCCTCAGTACACCTGCTGGACGCCCGCGAAGACCTTGGGGATCTCCGGTGACCCCTGGATCTGCGACCACACGTCGTAGCTCTGTCCGGCCGTCAGCGTCAGCATGCCACCCGGGCCCACCAGGCACTGAGCGACCCACCCCTTGACGGTGGTGGACGGCAGCCAACTGGCTGCATACCAGGTCACCGGCTGGGCTGGCGCGTTCAGATTGCCACTGGAGACCGGGAACGCCATCTGCACGACGAGCGGCAGGACCGTCGGGTCGACGACCGTACCGGCCAGGTCTGACGTCCACAGGATGTTGATCTCCTGCAGGCTGATCGAGGCGATCGGCGTGAAACCGGCCACGAGCACCGCCTTCCATCTCGCGCTGGCGGGCTTGGCAGCCCACCGCTGGGTCGCCTTTATTGTCCATCTGCCCGCAACAGGCTCGGCTGCCCATCGCGTGCGCTGCGCCGCCGTCTGCCATCTGCGCGGCAGTGCACCGGCTCGCCACGTCACCGTGCCGGTGAAGCCCGGCGCCGGAACGAACAGGGTGTCGACCCCGGTACCGACGTCGGCGACGTGGAGGGCAATCACAACGGTGTCGGCCGCGGTACCGGCGTCTCCGAGCAGCACTGTGGCCGCGGGGATCGCCATGACGTCGGCTCCGGCGCCCGAGACCACGAATGCGACTGCAGGTGTGAGTGCGTCCGCGGCCGATCCCGCATCGGTAAGAGGAACCGACAGGGCGAGTGCGTCGGCGGCACTGCCCGCGTCGGGAAGCAGGAACGCGATCACAACGGCGTCCGAGCCGACGCCGGTGTCCGTGACTCCGAACATGACCGCAGTCGCGTCCGCCCCGGTGCCGCCGTCCGACAGCCCTATGGCGGCAACGAGCGCGTCCGACGCCGTGCCCGTGTCAGGCAGCAGGACCGTGGCCGCGAGGCCGTCAGAACCGGCTCCGGTGTCCGTCATCTGCACCACGACGGCCGAGGCGTCTGATCCCGTGCCCGTGTCGGACAGCGGGACCGCGGCGACGACCGTGAGCGAGTCGGAGCCTGCGCCCGCGTCCGCCAGGGCGACCGGCGTGCCGATCACGAGCGTGTCGAGGCCGGTGCCCGAGTCGAGGAGCAGGACGGTGACCGCGGGAGCGTCGGATCCCGCGCCGACGTCGGACAGGGCGACGGCGGTCAGGAAGGTGTCGGCGCCTGCGCCGGAGTCCGACAGCTTGGGCGAGACCGCGAGAGCGTCCGACGCGGTGCCCGAGTCGGCCGCCGCGATGCCGATGACGACCGTGTCTGCGGCCGAGCCCGTGTCGGACAGCGGCACTGTGGCGGTCACCGAGGCTGTGTCCGAGCCGGTGCCGCTGTCCGTCAGGGGGATCGTAACCGACAGCGCATCGGAGCCCGTACCGGAGTCGGACAGTGCCACGGTGATCGAGGCGGTGAGTGAGTCGGCGCCGGTTCCACTGTCCGCCAGGCCGATCGCGATGACGATCGTGTTGGACGCGGTGCCCGAGTCAGCCAAGGGCACCACAAGCGCTGTGAGGCTGTCTGAGCCGGTTCCTGAGTCAGGCAGAGCGGGAGCGGCTGAGACCGCGTCAGCGCCTGTGCCAGCGTCGGCTAGAGGCACTGTGATGACAAGCGTGTCCGACCCGGCGCCGGTGTCCGGCAGCGGGATCGTTGCGACCACGGTGAGTGTGTCGCTCCCGGCGCCGGTATCGGCGATCAGGATCGTGAAGGCGGACGTGTCCGCGGCCGTGCCGGAGTCTGCGAGGGGCACCGACAGAGCGAGTGCGTCGGCGGCGGTACCGGAGTCGGTGAACGCTACCGCCGGGGTGAGGGAGTCCGTTCCCGCGCCGGTGTCGACAACGGCGGTCGCGAGTGCGAGGCTGTCCGCTCCGGCACCCGTGTCTGCCAGCGGCACTGCGACTGCGAGAGCGTCCGATCCTGCGCCGGAGTCCGTCAGGGAGACCGCGACCACGGGGATGGACGACGACAGCGGCTGTGCGGGACGCCGCCGCGCCGACGGTCCGGTGATCCGCAGTACGGGGCGCTGCGGCATCTGCGCGGGTACCAGAGCGAGGTGGTCGGACACCATGATGGCAATCGAGTTCGATATGCCAGCCGTCTGGGTCATCGTCGGGGACACGGACCCCGTGACCGCCACGTTGTACATCTCGGGGTTGCCGTTGGCGTCGCTGTTCGCCACGAATCCGGAGGGCAGCGGCGTGCCCGCGCTGCCCGGAACACGGGAGTGGCCCCAGTAGAGCTCGCCGTTCACGGTGTCGATCGACGGCGCCAGCGTGGGGAAGCTGACAGTGGTCGATGATGCATTGGACAGGGTGCCGAAACCGTCTGGAGTCCAGACGGGACTGGCCAGTGTCGAGTGGAACGGATGGGCATCGATGTCCATGGCGATGCCGGTGACGCTGCCCGAGTAGGTGAAGGTGATCGTCTGGGCACCGGTGGCGTTCATGGTGCCGATCCAGACCGACTCGTTCGCCGTGCCGGTGCCGTCCAGCCAGTTCCCTGTTACGTCAACCCACCCCGTGGCGCCTCCGCCGGAGACTCCCGTGGTGGTGATACTCGCGCTCTTGACGACTATGAAGACAACCCAGAGGTCGTTCACCGCAGTCGCGGTTACGGCCTGGGTCGTGAGAGCGGTTCCAGTGGAGGTGGCGAAGGCCGCGGCGGATGAGATGGTCATATCACCGCTGCCTCACCCGGTCAGTTGAGTCCGTAGACGAGGAACTCCAGCAGCTGGATCGAGTTAGAGGCCGAGGAGGCGGAGCACGCCACGTTGAAGTTGAGGAAGTTCTGAATCGTCGGGTCGAACGTCGAGAACGAGCCGGGCTGCGCCGCGCCGCCCCACAGTTCGTAGGTGAAGGGGGAGGCCAGTCCGGCCGGACAGGTGATCATCCCAGCGCCGGTGCCCGAGCTCGCCGCTCCGGATCCGGACGGGTCCTTGAAGATGATGCTGCCCTCGAACTCCCAGCCCTTGTTCGTGATCGTCGTCGCGGTCGTCAGCGCCGCCGATCCGAGGAGGATCGCGGCCGTGATGTTGCCGATCGTGCCCGATCTGAGGGTGAGCGTGTACGTCGGGGTGCCGGTGCTCGACAGGATGCCGCGCGCTTCGATCCGCAGGCCCTTGCGCGAGTAGTTGACGAATCCCTGAGGCAGGAAGGCCGCCGGACCGCCGCCGGTCTGGTCGTCGATCGTCACCTCGGTGGTGAAGGTGTTCTTCGCCGTGAACGCCGTGTCGTTCGCGTAGATCAGTTCGCAGTTCGTGCCGGTCAGGAAGGACATGTTCCAGCCCCGTTAGTTGAGCGGGCCGATGACGGTGCGCTGGCTCGCGCCGAACGAGTACGTGCCCGGCGTGGTATATCCGGACGGCGGGCTGGTCAAGGCGCCCGTGCTGTAGAGCTGGTACAGCGCGTCGGCGTCCGCGAACGCGCTGAGGATGGCCGACGCGCTCGTGGCGTCCAGGCTTACCGGCGCCGCCTCCAGGTCGGCGGCCGAGTACGCAGCCAGCCACTGGCGGAAGTTGTGGCAGTCCACCAGCGCGTTCCGCAGCACGGTCAGCGCGTTCTGCGCGGTGGCCACAACCTGCGATGTGTTGGTTCCGGCCGGGAATCCGACGCCCACCATGAAGATCTCCTGTCTACGTGAAGCTCAGCGTGACCGTGACGGTCCAGGTCGTGCTCGCGCCCTTGGTGCCGGGCGTGGCCAGGCCGTGGTTGACCATGTCGGCGGTCGCGGTCACGGTGTTCGAGACCGCGGTCGCGGTGCCGGAGTCGACGGCGAACTCCTGCCAGGCGGCGCCGGTCCCGTAGGCGGAGGTGAAGCTCGATGTGAAGGCGACGGTGGCCGGGGCCGCGGTGTCGACGATCGTCGGCGCCGCGCCGCACAGCACCCAGTTGCCGGTGCCGGTCAGGCTCGTGATCGCGGTCAGAGCGGTGTCGCCGTACGCCGGGGTCGTCGAGCCGGTGCCGATGCCGATCCGGCCGACCGAGGCTGTGAACTGCGTGGTGTGCGTGCCGCCGTTCCAGTTGGCCGCCAGCAGGCAGTGGTCCCACCCGGCCTTGGTGATCAGGTTGCAGTCGTCCTTGGTGTACACCTCGGACGGTTCGACGCCGAACTGCCGGAACTTCGCCCGGGGCAGCTGCAGTCCGGGCACGTCCTCCAGCTTGACCGCGCCCAGATGTCCGAAGAGCTTGCGGGCGACCCAGTGACTCTGGTCGGCGTCCCACTTCTGAATCTGGATGCTGCCCGTCTCCCGGCCGCCATCCGTCAGTACGGCGCCGATACCCATCGCATCGCCCGCCAGGCCTCGGTCAGTCGCCATCGTTGCCTCCTCGTATCCTTACGGGTCATTGTGCTCTTCACAGCCGTGTCCCGACAGCGCTCACATATCGATCACGATGGCGGTCAGTCCGGTGTGCGAGACATTCACGACGTTGTTGGCCGAATTGACGCTACAGCTGGCGCGGAGTTTGGCGACGTATGTTCCTGCCGTTACTCCGGTGATCCGCCAGGAGCGCGCGCAGCAGGATCGGGCCGTGACCGCCCCGGCCTCGAACACCGCCTGCTGGCTGCGGTCTGATCCGTTCCAGTTGAGGAAACCGATAAAGGTGATGTTGGTGGATGGCGCCTGGGACGAGAAGTCGAACTGTCCATACACGACGACAGTGGCGTTCGATCCGGTGACCACAACGGATACGGTGGCGCCGGGCACATCGGCCTCGGTGGTGAAGCTCGCCAGATTGCTGCTGGCGTCGGCACCATAGCTTCGCACCATCCCGAGCGTGTTGCTCCCCGAGTCCGTCCACTTCGGCACGCTGCTGGAGACCGTCAGGCCGCTGTTCCTGGCCGCGCCGTAGAGACCGGCTCCGAGCTGGCCGTCCTGGATCGACATCCAGTAGTCGTACGTCACCGATGTCGTGAGCGGATAGTGGTACGAGGTGAGGCCGTGGATCAGCGGGATTCCGTTGGAGTCGTTCTGATCCGGTGTGATCGCGCTGAAGGCCACGTGCGGGTTGGCGCCCGAGATGGCCGACAGCATCTCGGACTCGGTCATCGAAGATGTGGCCGCGATGCTCGACAGGGCATCCGGGTTCATCGACTCGAAGTCGTGCAGCGTGGCGGTGCCGTGGATGGTCGTGATCGTGGAAGCGGCCAGGAACTCCGCGAACACCGCAGGGGCGTTCTGCGACGGACCCCAGTTGAAGGTGACGTTCTCGTTGGGGCCCGCCAGGCCGTAACCGGCCAGGTTGTTGTGGAGTGTGGTCAGCGTGGCCAGGCCGCCGATTGCGGTGGCGCTGCTGGTGTTGGCTCCGCCGACGCACAGGCCGCCGCCCAGGACGCTCAGCGTGAGGCCCTGTCCTAGGCCGGTCGTGTCCTGACGCCACGGGAACGAGGTCTTGACGCCGTTGTAGACGGACACGCAGACGGTCAGCTCGCTGGCCGTCGGGATGTTCACCGTGACCGAGGACAGCGAGTGGGCCACGTTGCAGTAGGCGAGGAAGCAGCCGCTGCCGCCCGTGTAGATGGCCGGAGGGTTGCTGGCCGTGTAGTTCCCCGGAAGGGCCCAGGTGTTGCCGCCGCCGTTGTCCGTGATGGAGCTGACCGGGACGCTGGACGACCCCCCGGACGGATACCCCTCGACCACGACGAACTGCCCAGCCGACGCGCTGATGCCCAGCGTCATCCCCGAGATACCGCCGCCCGTGAGGCGGTTGGCCGTCGTACGAACGAAGCTGACGGACACGGCAACCTCCTAGATCTGGACGGTTACCGCTCCGGCGGACACGGTGAACGTGTTGCCGTTGGCGACGGAGATGGGCTGGCCGTTCCAAGTGCCGTACCACCAGCGAATCGGGGTTCCGGCGGAGTCCCAGATCTCGATGCCGACGATGGACCAGGTCGAACCGGACGAATTCGTCCAGGAGATCGTGCTAGTCGGACCGGTGGTCGAGTTGGAGGACGTCGAGCTGAAGGACACCGCCTGGCCGCCGGACGTATATCCACTACCTGTGAGTTGTGTCCCAGCCGTCGAGGCGGTCGGAGAGTTGGTCGTCAGCCTGATGTTCGCCGACCCCGAGAACGCGGTCAGCGTCGCCACACCCAGACTGGCCTTCAGCAGGGCCGCAGCCTGGGTCGTCGTCAGTGCGGTCATCGTCTACCTTTCCGGAAAGCGTCAGGGTGATGGGCGGTGCGAAGATCTCCGTCATTGGCTGTATCCGATCAGAGCACCCTGCGAGGGCTGGATGATGAGGTCTGCCCCTATGATCGTCCCGTTGTTCGTGATCGCGATACCGGCCGGGAAGCTGTTGCCGAAGGCGTCGACCCCCGCCTGTCCGGCGATCGAGACGAACAGGGTTCCGACCGCAGCCACTCCGTTGTAGACGAGGATCTGGCCCTGCCCGCCCTGCACGGTCAACGTGCCCGTGTTGATGTTGAGCGCGTCGACTGCTCCGGCCGCGATGAGACCGGCCACGATGGCGTTAGCCGCGATCGAGTTGGTGGTGACGGCCCCGGTCTGGATCGCGCCGGGGTAGACCGCGCCAGCCGCGAGCTGGCCTGCGCCGACGGCTGCGTTGGCCAGCTGCTGTGTGGTGACGGCCTGGTCGGCGATCTGAACCGCCGTGATGGCGTCGTTGGCCAGGGCCGTGCCCGCGAGCGTCCCGTCGGGGATGTTGGACCCGTCGATGAATCCGAAGCTCGGAGCGACGGTGATACCGGCGGTGTAGACGTTGCCGTACGCGTCCGTACCCGCCTGGCCCGTCATCGAGATGATCAGGTTGCCGAAGTTCGGCACGCCGTTGTACACGAAGATGCCGTTGCCGGTGCCCGAGGAGGCGACCTCGAGCGTGGCGGTGTCGACCGTGGTGCCGTTGATGATCCCGGCGACGACCACACCGGCCGCGATCTGGGTGGCGGTGACCGTGCCCGTCTGAATCAGGCCGCCGGGCACCTGCGGCAGCGCCGTGACGGCTTGGCCGTACATGGTGTACGTGCTGACCTGGCCGGGTGTGGAGAACACCGGCCCGGCGCTGTCTACTCCGGACGACGGCGCGGTGACGACCGCGGTGAGCTGCGTCCAGGTGTTCGGCGTGACCGTGAACGTGTTGACGACGTCGGACACCCAGGAACCGGCCAGCAGGAACGACAGCCCGAGGCTCACCGAGGTCCCCGGCGTGTAGAACAGGCCGGTCACCATGTACTGCGATCCGAATACCACCGGGAACGCCGGAGGGCCCGGCTCCCAGGCTTCGCCGAGGCCCGAGCTGTCGGAGATCAGCTTCAGCGCGTAGGTGTAGGGGGAGCCGGACGGCTGGGTGTTGACGACGCTGACGGTGCCGCTGCCAGCGCGCTCGGCCCAGCCGGTGACGTCGCCGCCGGTGAAGTAGGGGTTGGCGTTCAGGACGCCGATGTATCCGATGGCGCTGGCGGTGACCGGTGAGATCAGGACGGTCGACGGCACGGCGGACACCTGGGTGCTGACCGCGCTCTTCACGCTGGACGTGTTGGCCGCCACCAGGACGACGTAGTAGGTGGTGCCGAAGGACAGCGGCTGCACGGTGATCTGCCCGGCCTTCAGGAGGACCGCACGCATCGTGGCGCTGCTGGGGGTGAAGCCGGACGAGGTCGAGACGTGCACCTCGACGTCTGCGAAGTCCATCGGCTGCGCCGTGCCGCCGGAGAACGTGCCGTCCCAGGCGATCGTCAGACCGGCGGGCGCGGAGGTCACGGTCGGCGTCGAGGGGATCGGCGGGGCGGGGCCGTTGTGGTCGATGCTGGTGACGGTGCCGTCAGGCTGCATGCCGATGATCTGGCGGACCGTTCCTCCGCTGACGACGGTGAGGAACCCGTCGTCGATGCTGGACTGGCCCAGCTGCCCCCTGGTCTGCGCCTGCTGCAGCGTCTTGACCTGGCCCTGAAGCCTGATCACCTCGTTGTTGAGGGCGGCTATCGCCTTGGCCAGCCCGGGGTCGATCATGACGTCACCGTAGTGCCGGACGGCTGGTAGGTGAAGGAGTCGCTGCGTGCCAGGGTGAGCGTCCCCATCCTGGTCGCCGGGTCGTAGGTGAACGACTTGACCCGGTGCCAGATGTCCTGTCCGGCCAGCCAGCCGTTCCTGACCGAGACCAGGATGTCATCACCCTGCTGGAAGCTCCCGAGAGGCGCGTTCGGGTGGTTCTGCCAGGTGCAGCTGCTGATCTGCCCGGCCAGCGGGGCCTGCAGCGACGTCAGCGCCCGCTGGGCGAGGGCCTCCAGCCGGTCCTCGTCGGTGATCGTCTGATTGACGACGGATCCGCACCTGCGCAGCCGGAAGGTGTCCGGCGCCCCGACTCCGGTTCTGATCGCGATCGAGCCGGTGCCCGCGCCGACCCCGAGGATCTCGTTGGCGTACGCGGTTCCGCTCCGCGACACGTCGACCAGCGCGGTGATGTTCTCGCCCTCGACGAACCGGAGATCGAGCTCCCGGTTGCCGATCCGCGGGTAGCCGAGGATCAGCCGGTGGGCCACGGTGTTCTGGGTCGCGTCCGTCCATGCGTGCGTCTCGAACATGTCGAACGGCGTGGTCTGCGCGAGGTTGGACAGCTCCTGCCCGCAGTCGCTGGCGTTGTACCAGGCGAGGATGTACGGGCTCAGGGCGGTGATGACCTGCACTCCGGCTGGCACGTTGCCCGTCGCGGGCAGCGTCTGGTACGTGAAACCGTTGGCTATCCGGTTCGCCGTCGTGTTCAGCGCCTGGACCTGTGCCAGGGTCAGGTTGATCGACGCCGCGATCTGAGTCAGCGTCTGGCTCCCGAGCGACACGATGTATGTGGCTTTACCTACCCGGGACGTGCTGGTCGTGCTGTCGACGGTGAGGCCGATGTTCCCGTTGGGCTGAGACTGCAGGTACGACCAGATGAACCGGACCACAGCCAGCGGGTCGACGGCGTTCTGCGAGTAGACGGCTCCGTTGTAGATGTTGCCGTTCGGGTAGCCGCGGAAGCCGATGGCGTTGAGCACCCAGGATGACCCGGTGAAATCGGAGTCGACCAGCAGCCCGCCCCAGCGGATGACCCCGGACTCGACGGCGTATATCGCGGTCGACCACTCGTCGAAGAGAGGGCGCCCGTCGATCGCGGTGCGCTCCTTGTCCCGCGGGGAGATCGTCCCCTGGAACTGGTCGGTGGCCAGGTCCCAGGTCATCGTGACGGCCGTCATCTGCGCACCGACCCGGTCCAGCCAGGTGCCGTCCAGGATGCGCTGGGCGATGTACTGCCAGTGCTCTGCCATCTACTGCGGTGCCTCGAGGAAGTGGCACTGGAGCGTCTCCGTGGAGGCTCCGTTGATCTGCATCGTCCCCTGCACGTTGGCGCTGTTGACGATGCGCGCCTGCGGCTGGACCGTCACGGTCTGCCCCTGCAGCGAGGAGACGTTGATGTTGTCGCCGAGCATGCCGACCGACTGGAACCCGGTGAGGACCGCGCCCACACCCGGGTCGCCCATGCCGCCGATTTGCGACACGATCGACGACCCGACCTTTATCTGCATCACGATGCCGATGCCATAGGTGGCGCCTCCGATCGCGCTCGCCGCGACCATGAACACGACACGCATCGTCACAGCCCACGTCGGGATGTAGACGGCGGGGAACGCGGGCCCCCAGTTGCGCATCACCGTCTTGCTGTCCGTGGCGGCGTTCATCGTGTCGTTCGACACCGGAGTGTTGACGTAGAGGTCCGTCTGGCGGGCCGGGTTGGCCAGCGCACGCAGGTCGGTGATCATCGCGTTGGTGATCGCCGACGTGCTGACGGGGATGTCGATCCGGGCGAGCGGGATGCCGGTGGTACCGGCGGGCACCAGAACCGTGCCGCCCGACACGCCCGAGATGTCGCGCGAGTAGATCAGGTTCTGCGTCGCCGGGTTCCACGACCAGGGGGTGCCGCTGAACGTCGGGTCCTCGACCCTGGCGATGATCAGGTCGGATCGGATGGACCCGCCGGTGGCGGACACGGACACCGTGTCGACGCCGTTGTTGAAGCCGAAGTAGCTGCCCTGCTGGCCGCCCGAGAGCTCCTGTCCTGCGATGACGCAGGAGCCACCGGCCACGTTGACACCCGCGCCCGGCGTGCTGAACGCCGTGACCTTCAGGTCCGTCGGCGCCATGATTCCAGACCTTTTGAGCGAGCTTGCGTAGAGCTGCTGGCGCCACAGCGATGCGTCGAGGGTGTTCCCGTCGACCGCCCACAGTCCTTGCGTCCAGGTCACGGCACCGAGCCTCCTATCATCTTGAAAGCATTGCGCCAGGACACCGTGCAGCGCGAGGTCCCGGTCAGATCCTGGGACGAGTAGGTGACCGGCACCGACGCCCCGCCCGGAACCATCAGGGAGTCCAGCGAGTTGCCGCGCACGACTCCGGCCAGCGACGCGGCGACCGGGGTAGCTCCGTACGGATCGGCTCCGATCGAGCTAGTGACGCCAACGTACCGGTTCCACGGCACGGTGGAGATCACCGCCGTCTGGTTCGCCGCCAGGCTGGTCTGCAGCAGCAGAGAGACCGAGTTCCCCTGATAGATGATCGACGGATTGGTGCACGGTCCCGTGATCGTGATGACCGGCCAGGTGTCCGTGGTGCCGGAGTTCAGGATCGCGTTGCCGTAGTAGACACCCTGCGTCACGACGACCGTGTCCACGTAGAAGCTGACGGCGCCGCTCGCCGCGTAGCTGACGGACAGAGCCAGCCAGGCCGCACCGGTCGGGGCGGCCTGCAGACCGCTGATCTGTACCCCGGTGCTGCCCGTGGTGGCCGTCGCCGTGCCGAAGGTGACCGGCGACCCGATGTTCGCCAGCGCTCCGTTGAGCCACTGCCCGGTCAGCGTGGCCGTGCCGCTGCCCGAGCTGACCCGCACGCGCATGGCGGCTTCGTAGGACAGCCCCGCGACCACCGACAGGTTCGCGTACTTGACCGACGCGGTGCCCGCCCCGGTGATAGCCGCCTTCATCGAGTACGTGCCGATCGCGGCCCAGTCGGTCGACTGGCCGAGGGAGGAGATCAGCGTCTGCGCGACCCAGTTGCCGGTCCACGGCAGCTCGAAGTCGGAGTCGGCCGCGGGCACCATGTTGTTCGCCGTCTGAACCGCGGCCAGTGCCACCGGCGGGGTGAGCGGAGGGGCCACGCCGCCGCCGGAGAACGCGAAGGCGGTGCCCAGGGTGAAGGAGTTGAGCACGTCCCCGTAGAACGTGTTGTCGGCGCAGTCGAAGTCGGCGGTGAACGGCACATAGCCCTGATTCACCATGCCGAGCACCGGAGCGCAGTTGCGGCCCCGGCCGTAGACCCGCCGGGTGACGGAGCTGCCCCGATAGAACATCCGCAGGACACTGATCGCGCCGGGGGTCCATCGGACGGTCTTCTTCTCCCAGGCCGCGGCGAACGCGTCGTACGCGTCCATCTGCGCCAGTCCGGTGTCGCCCTGGCGGAACGCCTGTCCGGTGAAGGAGATGGCCATGCCGGGCAGCACGTCGAAGCCGAACCGGCGCCCGTCGTTGTTGACCAGCTGGACATCCTGCGCGATCGAATTGCCGGGGCTGATCGCCGTCTTGGCGATCGAGACGGACTGACCGGCTCCGAACACCAGGCCGTCGATGGAGTACTGGCCCGAGCTGAGGATCGGATCGCTCACTGTCCCACCACCGTCGCCTGCAGCGCCGTCATGCGCAGTGTGCTGGTCAGCTCGCGCAGGGCGTAGGCGGTGTCCCCGGTGCCGTAGTAGGCCGTCTGGTACGTGCCGATCATCGGGCGCTCGTTGCGGACCGCCGCGATGAGCTGTCCGAGGACTCCGGCCATCCCGCCGCCGCCGCGCGCTCCGTAGGACGCCAGCGGTGTGACGCTGACCGCCTCGGGTCCGCGCTCGCCGACGCCGATCACGGTCGGGTGGCTGAAGATCGCATCGAGCCCGCCGCCGTACCAGTTGAAGGCCTTCTCGTGCGACGCCGCTCCGGCCGGGCCGCCGTACCGGCCCAGCATGTACTGGACCATCCACCAGATCTGCACGGCGGGATCGGAGCTGCCACCGGCGAACGGCGGCTGGCCCATCTTCGGGTACTTGGTATACGGCAGCGCCTGCGCGATGCCGTACGCGCCGGAGGACGGGTTCATCGCGGTGTTGGACCAGCCGCTCTCCCGCATCGCGACGTAGTTCCAGTTGATCCAGTTCTGCCCGGTCGCCCACGCGGGGTACAGCACCCTCGCCAGCGCCGCGTTCGCCGCCACTCCGCCACCGCTGCCGACTCCCGGGCCGACACCGCTGCCGCCGCCGCCTCCCAGGACGCCCAGGGCGTAGCTCATGGCGGTGCTTACGATCTTCTTCGGGATCAGGGTGAACATCTTGGCCAGGTCGCCGGTCGTGTTCGAGTCGACGCCGACCAGCTTGAGAAGCTCGCCGGACAGGGCTCCCAGACTGCCCGTTGCGATGGACGAGAGGATGCTGCCGACGACTCCGCCGGTCGCGTAACCGGGAACGCCCACGGCCGCGAACAACGGTGCGAGCATGCGCGAGTGGGCGGCCGACACGACGGTCTCGCCGCGGCTGGCGCGGATCAGCACGTCGTCGGCGGTCGGTCCGGTGCCGGACGTGATCATTCCGCCTGCAGCCAGCGGTTGGACGTATGGCAGCTTGGGCCCGCCGATCGCACCCATCACGTCGTTCCAGAACCGCTCGATCCCGTTGTCGTACACGGTCTTGATCAGGAAGTTGATCGGGTCCTTGAAGATCTGTTCGATCTTGCCCCAGGCGGTCTTGATCGCGGACACGCCCGTGTCGAACCAGCTCGGCACGGTCTTGGTGATGAAGTGCATGATCTTCACGCCGAAGTCATCCCAGAACCACCGGCCGAAATCGAGTCCGACCTGTTTGATGTCACCCCAGATCTGAGCCCAGTGCTTGTAGAGCTCGATGGCGCCCAGGGCGATCAGGCCGACCGGCCCGAGCAGCGGCAGCAGGAACTTGCCGAAGCCGTTGTAGATGAAGTTCCAGGCGTCCGCAGCCCAGGCCTTGATGTCACCCCAGACCTGCTTCCAGTGCACGACCAGCAGGGTGATCGCCCCGACCAGGCCGACGATCGCGATCACGACCAGCCCGATGGGGTTGGCCGCCAGGGCGAGGTTGAACAGCCAGACCCCGGCGGTCACGGCGGCGATCAGCGGCACCAGCCAGGGCATCTTGGTCAGCAGCCAGGTGATCCCCTCCAGGATGGAGGTCAGCCCGGCGGCCAGCAGGGTGACCAAGATCGTGGCGAACTGCGATATCAGAGTGATGATCACGGGCAGTATCGGAGCCAGCTGCTGCAGAAGCAGATTGATCAAGGCACCCAGCGGCTTGACGATCGCCTCCAGGGCGTTGCCGATCACGGCGAACACCCCGCTGTTCTCCAGTACGACAAAGGCCTGCGACAGTACGTCCGCGAAGATCTTCAGTCCGGGCGCGATGTTGGTCAGCAGCTGGGCCAGGGCGGTGAACGCGGATACAAGATCACCCAGGATGGCGCCCGCCAGGGAGGCCAGCACCTTTCCGACGATGGCCAGGAACGGCAGCAGGGACTTGATCGTTCCGGCGAAGGCGGAGAACACAGGGGCCAGCGCCGAGGCGAAGATCGCTGCCAGCTGGCCGATGATCGGGAACAGGGCGGACAGGACGGACAGGAGTGAATTCAGGACAATAGCGCTAGCCTTGATCACTGGTGCGAAGGCTGTGAACATCTGCCCGAGCCCCTTGCCGATGATCGACAGCCCTCCGAACAGGGCGTTTACCGCTGGCTGCGCTCCCTTCAGCAGCGTGATCAAGCCGGGGAGCAGTCCGGAGATCAGGCCGCCGAGTCCGTCGAGCATGGGGCGCATCAGCGGCGCGACGGCGGCGAACGCCTGGCCGAGCAGCGGCAGGATCTGCTGTGCTACGTCGCCGAGTCCTTGTATAAAGGGCTGGACAAGCTTGGTCGCGTTGCCGAAGAAGCCCTGGAGCGCGGGCTGCAGCCGCTGGAACACGCTGGCCACCGAGGACATGGCCCCGGCGAACAGCGGTGCGAACGAGGCGGTGAAACTCTGCCAGGTGTTCTGGATCTGCTGCTCGGAGTTGTAGATGGAGCGCATGGCCGGGCTGAGGGCGGCCAGGGAGACCGCGAGCTGCTTCTGCTCTCCGGCAATCGTCTTGGCGCCCGCGGCGGTCGAGCCGAGCCCGGCGGCCTGCTGCGCCTGGATCTGGCTGGACAGCCCGCTGGCCGGTGCGATCTGGGACTGGATGCCCTTGAACAGAGCCGCGCTGGCTCCGATCCCGATCCCGCCGATGCCGAGAGCGCCCAGGCCCGCGAACGTGGCGGGTAGCGCGCCGAGCAGCGACCCGCCCCCCGCGATGATCCCGGTGGCCTTCGCCCCGATGCCGAGGATCCCCGGACCGATCCCGCCCGCCAGGCCCTTGGCGAAACCACCCCCGGACCGGTCTCCGGCCAGTGCCTTCTGCAGCAGTGACGTCTGCTGCTTGGAGTTGTCCGCCATGTCCTTGGCGGCCTTCGTCTGCGCTGCGGCGGCGGCCATGGCAGCCTTGTCGGACGCCCCGCCGCCGCCCGTGATCCGGCCGAGGATCCCGGACAGGAAACCGCCGCCGCCGAAGATGCCGCCGCCCGCGTTGCCGCCTCCTGGACCACCGGCGGTACCGCCACCGCCTCCGCCGGGTGTGGCGAACATCTTGCCGAGCAGACCCTGCTGCCCGGCCTGCTGGGCGGTCGGAGAGCCCGTTACCGGGTGCGGGGAGAACAGCGCGTTGAGTGAGCCGAGCACAGACCCCTGCGGACTGGTGCGCAGCCGCATCGACGCGTCCCGGGAGACCTGCTGGTCCAGGTCGGCGAACATCTTGCGGGCCCGGGTCATCGAGGCCGTGTCGAAGACGGCGGATACCTTGACCTCGTGCGTGCCCGCCTCGATCTTGCGGACACGCGCCTCGGCCTTGTCCAGGTCGCGGTTGAACTGTTCGAGGCGGACGGTCAGGGAGGCTTCGATGCTGCCAGCGTCGAACGACATCAGTCAGGACCGCCTCTCCGTCTCTTCCGTGCCTCCTCGAGATCGGCGCGCATGGCGTTAAGGTCCAGCACGGACGCACCGATGTCCACATTCTCCCTGGTTGCCGGGCCTACGTCACCCGAAGACTCACCGGGGGTCGGCGTATCGATGTGGAACGGTATCTCCTCATCCGCATCGAGGTGGTCCAGATACATCTGCTGGTAGTCCCAGCCCAGCGAGTCCCATTCGGTCGGGCTGATGCCCAGGTAGCGCCTGACGACGCAGAGGATCACCCGGCGGCTGCGGATCGAAGCGGAATCACCGCCGCGATCCCAGCGCCGGGACCGGCTTCCGGGGATACCACTTCCTCCTGCAGCCAGGCGAAGAACTTGACCCGGACCCGCAGCGGCAGATCCATGATCTCCTCGGCTGACGGGTGCCCCGAGCACAGGGCGGCGTAGGCGGTGGCCAGCCCGCGGAACACGCCGAGCAGCTTCTCCGGGTCGTAGGAGTCGAGCTGTCCGAAGAAGGCCGTCGGGTCGGTGACGTCTCCGACTCCGTTCCCGACGATCGTTCCGGCCTCCTTCATCGTGTCGCGAAGACTGGTGAGGAAGGCTGCGATCTTCTCGTCGCTGGGCTCGGTGATCGTGCCCTTCGCCGACTTGCGCGAGTAGCCGCGGACCGTGGTGAAGTCGTAGTCGAGAGGCTCGACTACGGCTCCGGCATCGAATTTCGGCATAGCGGCTCCTACGGCTGTATGGGGGTCAGCGAGTACGCACGGACGGACAGGGTGGTCGTGGTAGTGAAGTCGACCACGACGCAGCCCTGCGCGGCGGCGGTCAGTGCCGTGGCGTTGATCGCTCCGGCGTACGTCACGTTCGCCGGGGCCTGCTGATTGAACGTGGCCGGTGACCACGGGCCCAGCCAGCCGGACGAGTTGGCCGCGATCGTGTATGGGTAGGCCGTTGCCGGGAGGACTTGCCCCGTACCGCCGACCAGGTCGCCGACGAGCACCTGGGTGGCACCAGCGAGCGTGGCCCCGCACACGTAGTACAGCATGACCTGGCCGTTGTTCGGGATGATCACACCCGAGATCACGCCGGGCCACGCGGTGGCGAACGCCGTGCCACCGGCCCCCACCGCGTCGACACCCGCCGCCGGGGCGACCGGGAATGCACTGCCGTTCGCGCCCAGGTTGAAGGGAACCGGCAGGACGGCTACTCGTGCAGACATGTCTCACACTCCCGCGATCATCACGTAGTTGCAGGTGTACTCGAAGCGGCGGTCCGCCGGGTCGAGGGGAAGCGGAGCAGGCCGTGCCGACAGCCGGTGCACGTGCTGGATGTGCACGCCGTCCACGGTAGTCGGGAAGTTCGCACCCAGGATCATCGCGTCCAGCTGCCGTGCCGCGTCCTCGGCGGCGAGCGGGTCGTCGGACGGCCCGCGGACCCGTGCCTGGAAGGCCCAGCCGTCGGTGGCGGGCTCCTCGGTGAGATACCCCGGGCCGCCGGAGCCGGTGATGTGCACGACCTTGTCCGGCTCTTCCAGGATCTCCGGGCCGGGCAGCAGCGGGTAGCCCGACTCCTGCCGGTCGTCCCAGCCGATCGAGATGATCCAGTCCATGATGACCTTCGTCTGCGCGGTCACAGCCGACCCCGCAGCCCGTGGGGCTCGTTCTTCCCGGGGATGCGCATGACCTTGCCGTTGCGCATGAAGTAGACCGTGAGGCCCGCCGCCAGCCGTGCCCGGAGGGTGGCGCGGCTCTTGGCCCGCAGCTCCTCCTTGGTGAGCCGGTGCACCTTCGGCGGCCGGTCGTAGATCTCGCGCGCACCGAGGTGCACCTGCGGGTGGCCGGACTTGAGCAGGTCGCCCCACTCGCGCGGAGCGCTCAGCTCGACCTGGTCGGACAGGTGCTCGGCCGAGCGCTTCATCGCCTCCTGGCCGCCGTCGTGCAGCACGGTGTGCGCGTAGTCGTCCAGGTATTCCCGGTAGTGCGTGAGGAACGGCTGCTCGAGGAACTTCGCCTGGCCGCCGCGCGGGTGGTGGAACTCCAGGTGCTCGTGCTGGTAGTGGGCGTACACCTGGTTGACCTCGACGCTGGCTCGGATCATGCCTTCGGAGCTGCCGGTCATCTCCCGCAGCTGTGCGATCTGATCGGCGAACGTCGAGGTCATCCCTGGTACCACGTGCTTCCCGAGATGTCGGAGTACCCGGGCCGCCACATGTCCGACGGCACGTCGGCCTGCAGGCCGCCGGTCATCGGGTTGATCGTGGTGTTCGAGTCGTCCCCGTTGAAGATGCTCGGAATCCTGTTGATCACTACGCCGGGCACTTCGCCGACTCCGCCGGGGATCGCGACGTCGAGCCGCAGGTTGCCGTCGCGCACGGCGTTGAGGATGCCCTGTGCGTCCTTGTACCGCAGCATGACCGGGTGGTCGACCGCCAGCACCTTGCTCTTCATGTAGGTGACGGTCGCCCAGAACGTGGCCAGGTCGAGGGTCAGGTCATGGAAGATGGCAGGCGGTACGGCCTGCGGCGTGGAGCTGTCGAAGACGTTGCCCGCGTACACGCTGACCCGGTTGGACGCGGCCTGCAGCGCGAGGGTGAGCTGTGCGTCGCTCAGCTGCGCCGCGGTGCCGGAACCGGCGTCGGTGCTGTCCATGGTCAGCCGGAGGTCGGCGAGCGTCGCGTACAGGGTGGTCATGTCACACCGATGTCGAAGGAGAAGTGCCCGAGGTGCAGGGACAGGGCTCCGCCGCCTGCCTGGTGGATGATGTACGCCACCAGGATGATCAGAAGGATCACGATCAGCAGCCAGAAGATCGTCCAGACGAAGCCCGGGACCGTGATGCTGCCTACCGTCCGCGGCGCCATGTCAGTTGCTCACTCCCACCGCTAGCCCGGTCGCCGAGCCGGTGCCGGACCAGCAGCCGGTGCCGCCCGCCAGGCTGCGGGTCGGCGCCCAGATGTTGCCGGGCAGCTGCTGCAGGATGTTGTTCGGCGAGGCCTGCGCGGTGATCAGATTCGGCTGCGAGTAGACGGGCGGGTAGTCCGACACGTCGTACGGGTCGGTCCACGCCCAGGTCGGCGCGGCCGAGAAGGTCACCGAGATCGAGTAGCCGGGCGGCAGCAGGACGTTCTGCGGCGTAGTGGTGCCGACCTGCGTCTGGTTGCCCGACTGGTCGTAGGTGTAGATGAAGGTCGACGTGCCGCCCGTGAGCGCGACCCGCACGGTCTGGCCGGTCGTGTTGGCGACCTTCACAGTGGTCAGCGGGACAGCCGGAGTCGGAACTGACATCAGCTGGTGCCTCCTCCCGAATCCGGGTTGTCCGAGGGCGCGCCGCCTCCGGCATCGATGACGTCCTGTGCGACGGACAGACTGACCATGTTGCCGGTGCCGATCGCCGTCTCCAGCGCACTGCCGACCGGGACGTCGACCACGGTGCCAGCCTGGATCCGCTGACTGGCACCGTCGTAGGTGAACGTCGTGTCCACGGTCACCATCCGTACGTTCGCGCCCATCGCCATGCTCCTTATGACGTCGCGATTGCGGTCAGGTCGGTGTAGGTGATCTGGTTGAACGGGCAGATCGCCGTCAGGGTCAGCGGGTAGATCCGCTGCTGTGCCGCGCGCCGGTAGGCGGTCTGAACCTGGCCTGCGGAGACGACGGTGGGGATGTAGACCACCCGGGCGAATCCGTACAGGTTCTTGCCGACCACCGCGACCGCCACGTTCGTGAAGGTGGTGGACAGCGTCAGCACCGACTTGCCTGGCTGGCCCGCGCCGGGCGGCGTGACTGCGATCGATCCGCAGTTGCCGTAGGCGAGGTTGACGTTGGCCAGAGTCTCCTCTGTCAGCGAGGTGGTGACCTGCAGGTCGGCGGTGTTGACGGACACGCCGACCGGCGTCGGCTGCTCCTCGATCATGATGTTCTGCGTGGTCGGGTTGAACGTGACCGTGACTCCGGCCTCGGTGGCGCCGACGTACGCCCAGCCTAGGCCGGTCCACGAACTGCCCACGCCCAGGTTCTGATCGGACGGGACCGAGGTGCCGGTGGCCGCGGTGAACAGGATGCCAGTCCCGTAGATGACGTTGGTGGTGGTGTAGTTCGGCGGCGAGTAGACAAGAGGCGGACCGGGCATGTCAGCCCTCCAGATCCTGAGTAAGGGTCACGCCTGCGTCGGCTGCGGCCTGCACGTACGCAGCAGCCATGCCCGCGGGGACCTCGGTGTACTCGGTGCCGATGATCCGTCCAGCGAAGTGCAGCTCCGAGTGGGGCGGTTCGACCTTCAGGCGCACCGGAAGGCCGTTGACAGTCGCCGCCGGTGAACGTCGAAGAGCGGCCAGCTGCTTCTCCAGTTCGACGATCCGCGCATCGCGGGGGTCTTCAGCTTCCTGCTTGCTGCCCTCATCAGGCTGCTTGCTGCTCGCTGCTGGCACGGTCCGCTCCTCTCAGTTGCTCAGGCCGGAGTGTCCGACGTCGTCGGCCGAGGTGATCTGGGTCAAATTTCCCGCGCCGATCGCAGTGTAGAGCTTGCCAGCCGGATCGAGCAGCAGCTCCATGCCCTGCAGCCACGTAGTCGACCCACCGGCCGCGCCAGCTCCGCTGCCCCATGTGCCCACGCCTGCGGGACCGTAGCTGCCGGTACCGAAGTTCGCGGGCGCGCCGACGCCGACGGCGGTGGACGCCGTGCCGGAGTTGTTGTCGTCCGGGAGGAACGTCCCAGACGTCACCGTGATCTTGGAGTTCAGGCGGTAGCGGTTGATCGCCATCAGAACCCCCAGCCTGGCGCGGCCGGGACAGCCTCGCCGACCCCGGAACCGGAGTAGGCGGAGGTGAGCACCAGATCGCCGAAGCTCTTGGCGGTGTTGTGGGCGTTCGCGAAACCGGGGGCCGCGATCACGATCGAGGTCGCGGTCGAGCCTGAGCCGACGGTCACGATCTCCGACAGCGCGGCGTCGCTGAAGTACAGCGACTCGCCAGCCGTGAACGCGGCTCCGCCCGCGGCGATCGGGAGCGCCACCGCGTTGGCCGCCACCGAGCCGTTGCTGACGGGTAGGACCCACGTCCATGTGCCGACCACGGAGTACGTGACCGAGATGGTGCCGCCTGCGGGCACGGCGTAGGCCGCGTTGGTGGTGCCGACCTGGACGCCGTTGACGTAGACGAAGGTCAGCGTGAACCCGCTCAGGGTCACGATGACGATCGAGCCCTTGGTGTTGGTGACCAGGTTGGTGGTCGCCGTGCCGCTGGCGGGAACGCCGGGTGCGGATCCGACGGTCACCAGGCCGGGCGTGAACTGCCACTCACAGCCAGCACACCGGGAGATGGTCCCGTTGATGTTGACCATGTTGTGCCGCACGCGAGTACCGCACCGCGGACAGACCACCACGGCGGCCACCGGCTCGCTCGGAATCCCAGACGACGCCACGGCTCACCTCACCCGGTCCCGGCACGCGCTCCCGCGCGGGCACGCCGCGGCGGCAGGTCCACCGCTTCCTCCATCGGCTTCTGCTCGCTGTCCGGCTGCGGCTCGGCCATCTCCGGGATCTTCTGCAGAACCTGGACGCCGCTGGAGCCGCCGGGGTCCGGACGGACACCGGCCGGGGGGCCGAACTGCCGGTTGGAGAGCATCCGCGGCAGGATCTGCGGCATCTCCTGGCTCTGCTCCTCGATCCGGCGGATCCGCGGCGGACCGTACTTCGGGTTGAGCAGGTTCTGCACCCGGGACTCGTCCGCCTCGAACGTCTCGCCGGGCGTGATCAGGTCGGACTGCTTGTCGACGTCGCCCTTGCGGGGCAACGAGATGTTCATCAGTGCCTGCCAGCGCGGCATCCTCACACCCCCGACAGAAGGCAGACGGCGAGCGGCTGGTCCAGGCCGATGGCGCTGGCCCGCTGCGTGTCCGACCGCCAGGTCTTGCGGGGCTCGTCCCGGTACAGCGGACCCGCGAGGAACGGCAGCTCGTCGGCGTAGAAACCGGCGCGGTGCCGCTGCATGATGATCGCGTTGCCAGCCGGGACCTGCCGGGAGACCAGCGTGTCCAGGTTGAAGATCTTCTGCGGCAGCATGCCCGTGTACAGCAGGTTCTCCGACGCGATGTCGCCGATGTACGGCGCGGCGAACGTGCTGCTCTGCAGCAGCGTGTTCTTCGTGCCGTGGTTGATGATCAGCGTGTCGGCTTCGAAGCCAAGCCACTGCGTGACCCCGGAGGGGCTCACGATGTTGGCGTTCTCCACCAGGTAGCAGCCCTGGGCGATGTCGGCGCGGATCGTCGCCGAGGCGGACGACCAGGCGTTCGACACGGCGAGGGTCTGGATCGAGGCGTTGGCCACCACGGCGGAGTAGAAAGCCGTGTTCCAGCTGTAGACCATCGTGTTCTTGACCTGCAGCAGCTGGCGGGTCACCGGGTCGATGGTCTGACGGCGGCGCATCTCGTCGGAGACCATGATCGCCATCGCGCGCTCGTGGGTGAACACCACGCGCGGGATGCCGATGGAGGTCGGCACGACAGGGACCTCACCGAACTCGGGCCGGACCTCGGGGTAGTCGTCCGCGTACAGCGGCGTCGACTCCGAGTACCGGACCGCGCCGCTCGGTGCGGCACCGCCGTTGCGCAGCACCGAGTCCACGATGAACTCGTTCTGCGTGATGTCCAGGATCAGCGCCGGGATGACCAGCGGATCCTTCAGTAGCTCATTGACGGTGATCCTCGGTGAATCCGAGTAACCGCGCGCACCAGTCGGCATCGATAGTCACCCCTCTCTCAGTAGATCCGGGCCCGGCCCAGGAAGTAGGTGCTGCCGCCGATGAGCGTGTTGGCGGCGAGCATTCCGGCCGTGATCCCGCCGGGGTGGGTGCACTTGCCAACGATCTTGTTCGGGTCGGTGGCGGCGTTGTTGAACACCACCGTTCCGTTCGTGGTGCCACTGATGACCAGCAGGTCACCCTCGGACACCACGCCCTGGTACCACACCCAGATGTCCACCATGCCGTAGTAGACGGCGGTGTAGTCGTCCAGCACGCTGATGTCGATCGCGGGCTGGCCGTAGGTGTTCGCCGCGCCGGTCTGCACCGCGATGGTGTTGGCATCCTTGCCCGCCACGCCCAGGTAGTACCTGGTGTTGGCGGCCGAGCAGGGCGCGACGGTCAGGTCGGTGGCCGATCCGATGGTCGTCGGGCAGACGATCATCCCGCCGATGACAAGCGTGGACACCTGCTTGTTCATCGGCCCTTGCTTGTAGTGCGGGAGAACCGCGGTCATCGGCTCAGCCTCCTCAGACTCCGTTGCTCACGGCGAACGATTCGCCGCTCGACTCGCGTGTCGTCGCCGTGGACACCGCGCGCAGGTTGCCCCCGCCGATCGCCGTGACCTCAGCGGCGCTGAGCTCCAACACCTCGCGCGTGTGGATCACACGCGGAGGCTGGCCGTAGCCCGAACCGGCGACCGTAGTTGCCACGGTCACGACGTAGCGCGGCATCGGGTCACCCGCCGAACATCTGCGCGCGGGCACGGGACACGACGTCGTCGCGTTCCTGCTGCGCGACGCCCTGCTGGTCGGGCTCGTCCATCGCCGAGCCCATCTCGACCGACAGATCCATCATCTTGGCGGCCTTGGCGTACTCGGAGAGCACCTTGCGCATGATCTGCCCGGCGTCGACCGCCTTGCCGTTCGAGAGGTCGACGGTGTGGCCCGTCCCCTCCAGCAGCGGCCTGGCCAGCTCCACGATGAACGGCGGGACGCCGGAGTCGCGCACGAGCCGGGCCCTCTCGGCCTCGTACCGCTGGCCGTCCAGCTCGGTGGTGATCACCGAGAGCTGCCGCGCGTTCTCGTCGGCGCGGACGTTGGCCATCTCGATCGCCATCGCGGCCTGGTTGGACAGGCCGGGGGCCATGGCGGCCACCTCGCCCTCGAACTCGGCCTGAAGTTCGGCCAGCTCGTCGGCAGGCATGTCGGCGATGAGCTGCGCCAGCTCCTCGTCGCTCAGCTCCTCGCTGCCGTCGCCGGTCAGCAGACCGAGGTCTGAACCGGCGAGTGCCACGAGAGCGTCGATCTTGTCTTCGGGGAGCTGCAGCAGCTTCGCGAGCTGTCCGCGCTCCTCAGCAGTGAACTGCTCACCAGACACTGTCTTCTCCTCGCCCGTGAAACTGAATGTTGAAAGATCCAGAACCGTCTCGACGTCGTTGGACGCCTCGACCGCCTGCCAGCCGCCGAGTCCGGGAATGCGCGGATCGAGAGTGCCGAGCACGTGCTGGACGGCGGCGGTGAAGAACTTGCCGTCACTGCGCGCGTAGTCCTCCACGATCCTGGCGGACACCCCGAGGTTCGGGTTCTCCTTCAGGACCTTCTCGCCGCGCTCGGTGGCCGCGAGCTTGATGTACAGCCCGTCAGGCTCCAGATCGAACGAGGTGACCTCGCCGCCGAACCGCTCGACGTCGTTGGTGTGGCTGTTGTCGTTCCCAGCCAGCTGGAACGGCACCTGGTCATAGGCGCGCTCACGGAACGACTGAGCCAGCCCGGCCAGGTAGTCACGGGTGAAGTGCAGCGTCCGGCCCTTGTAGTCGACGTCGCCGACGGGCAGAACGCGCTTACGCCACACACGGCCGCTGAGTTCGACGGCGCGAGCGCCGGTGAACGGAGTCAGGACGGCCGTGGTCACTTGGCGCCCATATTCTGGGCCCGCTTGGCGAACGCGAGGGCGCGCTCAGCCGGGAAGCCACGGCCCTTCAGCTTGGCGTAGATCGCCTTGCCCTTCGGCGTCAGGCCGTCCATGTTGTCAGCTCCGGAGGTGTCTCCGCTGCCGGACTTGGTGACCCGCGGGCCGTCTCCGGCCGACACCGTCGGGGTGGCCAGCGCGCTGATCGCCGGGACGCCGAACTTCTCCATCAGCGGCGTCTGCTGCGGGGGCTGCGCGTAGGGGACCGCGGATGTGGAACGGTCGAACGTGGTCGACCCGCGGTTCCAGGTGCCGAGCAGCTCCATGAGCGCGGCCCGCTGGTGCGTGTGCCCGATCAGCGTGTTGCCGCCGTCGGGGGTGGCCGCCCAGCTGCCGTCGCCCTGCCGCTTGATCGATCCGATGTCCACGCCGCCGCGGCGGTGCCGCACCTGCGCGCTGCCGTCGGACCCGCGGCTGATCAGCACGTCCCACGGACTGGTCACGGGCATCCGCCGGGACAGGCCGACCGCCTGACCGCCGGTGTTGGACATGGACCCGTAGTTGCCGGTCCGCGACCCGACGCCGAGGCGCTGGGCCTGGAACCCGGTCGACTTCTGGCTGCCGAGCTGCGGGGTGCGCAGCTTGGACGATCCGCTCTCGAAGCCGGGGACGCCGCTCGATGAGGATCGGCCGTCGTTCATCTGGCCACCGGCCGTGTATCCGTCCCCGGTGCCGGTGTGCGTGTGCGCGAGCGACGCGAAGTCATGACGGTGGGTCACGACGTGGCTGTGCTCGTAGCCGCCCTCTTCCGAGGCGAGACCGAGGGTGTTGCTGTGCGACTGGCCCGCCTGCGCCAGCTTCGCCATGCCCTTGCGCCCGTACTTCTTCCGGCCGATGTACGCGGCCAGTGCGTCGGGATTGTGCGCGCCGCGTGCTGCCAGGGCACCCGACAGCTTGTCGAAGTTGGCTCCTGATCCCGGTGGGGCTCCGGCGTACGTCGCCATGTGGCCTATCCTCCCGTGCGCGCTTGCGCAGAGATCGTCTCTGGGGGCATGGTACCGCCTGGCAGGCAAGACAGCACCTGCCTCTCATGAGCTCGTTGATCCGGAGGGACGCCGAGGCGGTCTACCAGTTCTCGACGCCAGTCGTTTCGCCGCTCTCCGGCGAGGTCGATTCGGGCTGCCTGCTCCGTAATTCCCGAGCCAGCTGCAGGGCCGCGGCCTTCCGCTCGGGCTCGGGCATATCGGCGTAGCCAGGAGGGATGCTCAGAAACTCCCGGCGAGGAGTGCTCGGTGACGCCGCCGCCTGTTCCGCCTGTGTCAATTTCCTGACCTCCTGCCACATCCCAGATAGCGAGCTGGTCCCGGCTCTTGCCCGCGCCGATCGCCTCGGTGCGATCGGCGATGTTCTCCGACGGGTCCAACCACAGCTTACCGTCGCTGACCCATCCGCCGAGGTGGACGCCGGGTCGCTTGAAGGCCTCCCGCTCGGACATCAGGAACTTGTCGATGGCGTCGGCAAGCTGCTTCTCGTCCTTCATGATCGTGTCGGGGTACTGGTGCGTGTGGCCCGGCAACGCGACCATGAATCCTCCGGTCGGCGCCTTCCCCGTTTTCGGATCGAGCGAGAAGCCCATCGGGTCGACGTGCGGAGCCATCACGCCGCCGGACGTGGACCACCGGCCGTGCGCGTCCCGGAGTTGGTCCTCCCAGCCGAAGTCCAACTCCATCGACAGCGCCGTGGTGCCGGACGCCGTGGCGATGTTCTGCTGCTGCGCGTGTGCGATCCAGGTCTTCCACGCGTTGGCGGTGCGGGTGCCCCGGCCCTTCGCCATCCCCTTCAACTTCGGGTCCGTGACGGCGGCGTCCTGGGCCTCGTTCGCCTGTTGCTGGACCAGCCAGGTGATCGCCTGCATCTGGCTTGGTGTGATCGTACGGCCCTCGCGCTTGCTGGCCTCGATCGCTGCCTTGCGGTACTCGTCGGCTACCACCTGGTAGTACCGGTCATCGCCGATCGGTGGCTTGTCCTTGTCGCTGAGCCGTTCACCGGCCGCCACGGACAGGGCGTGCCGGTCGATCACCACCTCGCCGTACGGGTCGTTCGGGTCGTCCTGCCCCTTGTTCTCGATCAGCCGGGCGAAGGCGTTGGTCTTGGGCGCTGGCAGCGCCTCGTCGAAGCTCTTGCCGTCGAAGATCTTCTGAGCGGCGTTGGCGTGCGACTGCATCACGGTCGCGCCCTCGTGCGGGCCGATAGGACGGCCGAGTTCGACCGAGCGCGCGGCGTTGAACATGTTGACCGGCCATGACGTCTGCGGCGAGTAGGCCGAGAGCAGCCCGGCGCCCTTGTACTGGTCTCCATGCGCGATGGCACCGGCCACCAGCCCGGCGTCGGCGTACCAGCGCATGCCCTGCTCCTTCTGCCCCTCGTTGGCCATCGAGTAGGCGTGCAGGACGTTGGCGGCCTTCATCGGGTGTTCCTTGAAGAACGGATGGTCGGCCGGGTCGGGGATCGGCGAGCGCGGGTTGATCAGCCTGCTGTGCGGCGGCACCTGATAGTCGACGCTGCCGCCCTGGACGTGCGGAGACGGCGACGCTTCTCCAGCGCCTCGGACCCACTGGCCGTGCGCGCCGCGCATCTCGTGCATCCAGGCGTCCTGCCAGCTGCCCAGCTCGACGGCCTGGCGGCTGATCGAGTCACCGGACATGATCGAGCTGCCCGGAGATGTTGTCGCTGTTCGCCGCAGCCGACAGGCGCCAGCCGTCGACCTGCACCCACTGCTGGACCATCGCCGCAGCGGTCTGGTTCGCCATCTCGGGGGTGAGGCCTCCCTTGACCAGGCCCTGGACTACCAGGGTGTGCACCTTCCCGAGCACGGTACCGGCATCGGAGGACATCTGGATGGGGATTTTCTGAGCCTTGGCCGCAGTCACCGCACCGTGTGCCGCGCCCTTGATGATGCCGATCGCACCCTTGGTGACCTGCACCGGGAATGCAAACGCCTTCATACCCCGGCCTCGGCCGATGACATGGAACTCGGCCAGCTCGGAGGCGATGAGCGGGAACGTAGTCGTCGCCAGGATCCCCACCAGCGGCATGGCCATCCCGGCGGTGAGCGCTGCGGCTATCACGCCGACGGCGATGAATCCGAGGTGGACCGCCAGCGTCGCCCTCGGCTCGGTCCGCTCCTGCTTCACGGCCTCCTGCTTCAGCTCTTCGATCTCCTCCATCGCCTTGCCGATCTCGATGTCGGTGTACACCCGGGAGTGGATGGCGGCCCTCGCGACCGCCTGCAGCGATGCCGGGTTACCGGCCAGGGGCGTGCTGCTCTGCGCTGGCTCGGGGAGCCTGGATGGCACGGCGGCGGGGCTGGGCGCTGCGGGTGCCTGCTCCGCCGGTACCCGCGTCGGCCTGCCCACCGTGGCCGCGCTGTACGTCCGCGTGAACCGGCCGTGCGCGTCCCGGGGCTGGTGCTTCCAGCTGTCATGCGCCAGGTCCAGTGCTTGTCCGGAGATGGTCGACAGATCCTGCTCCCCGTCCATCAGCTCCCTGAGCCACTTGGCTTCGGCCGGGTAGTTGTCGAGGACGTGCTGGGTGAGCTTCTGCGCGTGCTCGTAGGTGCCCTGCAGATGCTTCTCGGCGTGGTCGGCGTCGAACTGCCAACACGCGTCGTCCGTGTCGTTGAGCATCGCTTCGGTGTGCCGCTGGGCGTGCGCGGCGTCGTACAGGATCGTCTGGAGCAGGTGCGCGAACGAGGACGCCTTGGCCGCCGGGCTCACCGACTTCGCCAGGTCCATCACCCGCTGGTCACTGATGCACATCTGCACATCGCCACCGCCGAGCGGGAACCGGACCACGTCCTTGCCGCGATGCACCGACAGATGTGTGATGATCACCGGGGTCTGTGGCACCGGGGCCGGGAACGGCTCGCCGGGCTTCACGTACGCCAGGGTGACGTGCGACTTCCAGTCCTTGTGTTCACTGGCCGACAGGTCCGCCAGTCCTTGGCGGATCGAGTCCGCCCCGGGCAGGTCGACACCGGCCCACACGGGCATCCCGTCGCTACCCGGCGGGAACGATCCGATCCCGCCGACCGATCCCTTCAACGGGCCGGGAACCGCAGCCGCCGCCTTCTGCGCCCGGTCGCACGCCTCGGCTAACGCGTCGTCGTCCACGTCGGGCCCGAGGTACACCACCGTGATGTGGTGGTCGTCCACGCCGCCGGGAACGGGAGCGATAGTGCCGGACGGCAGGTCGAGGGAGATCATGCCGGAACGCGGATTCAGCTTGTACCCGGTGGCCATCCCGATCTCGTTCGCCAGGTTCATCACCCGCGCCAGCATCCGCCACTCGTCCGACTCGGCCGGGTAGTGCGCCAGCATGTTCTCCTTCAGCTGGTTCGCCTGGTCCAGAGTGATGTTGATGTGGTTGGCGAGGTGCAGGTTGTTGTAGTGCCGCAGCTCTCCGCCGGTGCTGCACATGACCTTCATGCGTTCCTTGGCGTGCGCCAGCTCGTCTGCGATGTCGTTGATCCGGTGCGCGGTGAACATCGCCACCGCGGTCGGGTTGTCCGGGACCGGCGGCAGCTTGTGCAGCTGGCCGCTGATGCTCGTACCCGCCTCGCCCGGCCCGGTCACAGCGCTGCCGCCTGCTTGGTCAGTGCCGCCGCCTGCGCGAGCGCGCCCTTGATCGCCTGCCTCAGCCATCCGACCTGCTGCGCCTTGCTCATTCCAGCCGTCTTGGCCTTGAACGTGGAATGCGCGATGGTAGCCGGGGTCTTCGCCGCCACGGTCTTCTTCGCCGGAGTGCTGGACGCCGTCTTGCCCGTCGACCCGGCCTTAGTCGCGGCGGCCGTCGCCGCCTTGGTCGCCTTGGCCGCCGCAGCCGCCGCCGTCTGCTTTTTGGCGGTGGTCTTCTTCGCGGTCGTGAGCGCCGCGAGCATCTTCGTGTACGCAACGGCCATCGCCCTGAGCTGGGCGGCCTGAGCCAGCAGGGCCTGCTTCTTCGCGGCCTTCTGCTGGGGACTCATCTGCGCGGCGCCCGCCGCCGCGCCTCCGGAACCAAACTGGCCGTTGACGGCCCTGGGATCCAGGGCCGCCCCGGCCGCGGTGCCGACCAGCTCGACCACGCCAGCCCACGAATCGGCGGTGTGTTCCTGCTGGCTGGCCTGTCGGATCGCCATGCCCGGATTGCGGTACGGCAGACCGACACGCTTGCCGTTGACCACTGCGTAGTGCAGTCCGCCGACCTTCTCGGTCGTGACCGTGCTCGGCTTCGACGGGCCGGGACGCTTGCCGACACGCCCCGAGAGCTCGGCGCCGTGTGAATCAATGACCTGCTGCGCATGGGCCGTGGCACGCTGCGGGGTCTGGAACTCGTGCGCGTCACCCTTGATCGGCTGGCCGTTGATCGTGGCCACGTGCACCGTGCCGCCGCCGTACTGGGGGTCGACGGCGCGCTCAGCCGATCCTGCCTGCCACTTGCCGTGGGAGTCGCGCATTTCAGCCGCGGCCCCCACCAGCTCCACTACTCCCGCCCACGAATCCGCGGTGTGGCCGTGGACGGCCTTCGCGCGTGCCTGCCGGGTCAGCTCCCCGCCTTCAGCCGCCGCGCTCGCTGCGCGCACCTCGGGGTGCACCTTGCCGCCGCCGGACGACCAGCGGCGGATCGCACCGCGGGCGATGGCGTACGCCTTGCCGGGGTCCATCCCACGCTTGCGGATCAGCGCCTTGACGATTTGCTGGAGGTAGGCGGTGTGGCCCATGCCCTCGACGTCGTACAGACCGGGACCGCCCGGCCGCCCGCGCGGGGCTGGTGTGGCCGCCAGTCGGGCCGTCTGCGCGGACAGCTCGATCATCCGATCGATGTCGTCCCAGGACAGCACCGCCTGCGGCATCGGACGTCCCGGCAGCTGGCGCTCCTTCCCGCTCGGCGCCTTCGGGCCACCGGCCATCGCCCGATCGGTGCCGGTGTTCTGCGCCGGGGCGGGCACCATCGCGGCGCGCACCGTCTTGGGCACGCCGGGTCCGCCGTCGGGACCGGCGGCGCCGGGGAGCTTCAGAGGGTTCATGGAATCACCCATCGGCAGGTTGCCCGGCTGGGTGAAGGTGGCCGGTGTGGCGCGCAGACCTTGGTTGTGCGCCTCGCCGTCCTCCAGGTCACTGACCAGCATGTGGTGCCGGTTGATCAGGTCCATGTTGACCTTGGCCTTGGCGTGGCCGTCGTCGTCGAGGATGCCGTGGCGCATCAGCGACAGCGGAGCCATGGTGTGCATCGCGGCTTGCAGGTGGCGCTTCGCGCCCGTGTGGTTGCCGGACTCCAGCGCGCGCGCCGCGTCGCGCAGGTGCTGCGGCGCGGCCATGCCGGGAAGCTCCTCGTCGATCTTCCCTGCCAGGGCGCGCATGCCGCTGGCGGTGCGCTCCTTCATCTGGGACAGAGGGACCGCGTTCTTGCGCGCGAACGTCATGTCAGCTGCCCACCTTCTCGCTCGTGCCGTCCCAGACGAACTCTTCCACCGGGCGGTGCTTATGGCAGCCGCAGCAGTAGGTGCCGCCGTAGAACTTCGGGTTGCGCGCGTACGTCTCAGCCAGGGCCGTGCTCATCGTCGTGAGGGTGCCGCACGGGGGCTCTGCGCCGGTGTGCACGTAGCTTCGCCGCACCGGCCGGACGAAGCCCTTGGCGCGCTCCTCCTCGCTCAGCACCAGGTACGCGGAGGCCTGCGGTACCGGCTCCTCGTCGTTGCCATGCGTGAGCTCCGGGTCGTTCGGGTCGGTGGTCAGTCTGCCCATCATGCATCCACCATTTCTCCGTTGCGGATGAACCCGTGCCAGCCGTCGGGCTGGCTGTGCCAGATTGACGGATTGACGTCGATCGCAGGCGGAGTGCCGTTGACCGTCCAGAACCCGCCTCCGGACGCGCCCTGGCTGGTGATCCATTGACCGCCGTCCGGCAGGGCGACGCACCATGACTCGACGTGCTGCGGATGGCGGACGGAGAAGTGCGCGTCAGCCCACGGAAGCCGCCACATGGTGCCGGGCGGGACGGCGGCCAGGCTGCCCCAGTGTGCGAATTCGAAGCCGTCCGGCCTGCGATACATCTTGAGGTCGTTGCGCTGCCACTCGTCCGCGTCGGCGAAGTGGTAGTCGCAGTTCTCGCACTGTGACGGCCATCGCTCGTCTTCGCGCGGCCAGTTGTCCCCGTGGACCAGCTCGGCCGCAGCCTCGGGGATGTATTCGATCGTCGCGGTGGCGTCGTGCCCCATCGGGAACTGCCCCTGCACACGTCCGGGGCAGGGCGTGCCGCGGCTGCCGTAAGTGAACCGGCGCAGGTCGCGGCGGTACAGGCCGGTCGGCTCGGCGATGATCAGCGGGACCCCCATGTCACCCTCCCAGCAGTTGACCGAGTCGGCGCTGCAGCCGGGCGCCGGGCACCGGAGCACCCGCCGACGGCAGCATCGGAGCGCCGGGGAACGGCCCGACCGGCGTGCACCGGCACTTCGCGTGCACGGTGCCGGGGAAGCCGATCAGCGGCATCTGGTCGGCCCGGAAGTTCTTCCCGTCGGCCGCCAGGCAGTCCGGCGTGACCCGGTCGTCCCGGTGCGTCATCCAGCCGAGCAGCAGCCCATGCTCCATCGCGGCCATGTCGACGGCCATGGCCGCCTTGGCGCGGGACCAGATCGCGTCCCGGTGCATGCCGAAGTACCGCCGTTCTCGCGTCACGCCGTCGAGCAGCGCCCGGAGCGCGCTCTTGCCGTTCGAGCGCGCGCTGCGCATGTCGCCGGTCAGCCGTCGGCCGATCGACAGGACCATCTGCCCGCGCCTGACCTGATTGAGGTAGGAGACCTGGGCGGTCGCCGGTCCGGCAATCCCGGTCGCCTCGGGTGGCATCGACATGACGATCTGCAACGCACCCTGCAGGGCCGGACCCTCGACACCTGCCCGGCTGTACAGCTTCGCGAGCGCAGCCGAAGCCGCGTCCACGGTGATCGCTACAGCGAGCGCCGCCGCAGCCGCAGCCGCCAGGTCGTCATCGCTCGGTTGCTGCGGCGGTTGCTGTACCGGTTGCTGCGGCGGTTGCTGCGTCGTCGGGGTGGTCACGGCGACCGCGGCGGGTTCTGGCCGCCCGCGCCGAGGCGGGACGGCTGCGGCGGCGGCGCCGGAGGACCGGCGGGCACGCCGCGCAGCCCCTCGGGCACGCCGCCCTGCTTCTGGGCGGCCTGCTTGGTCAGGTTCTGCGCCGCGCCGACAAGGCCCTGCACCTGGCCGAGCCCGGCGGCGGCCGAGGCGGGCATCCCCGGGGGCGGCTGGGCGGCCATCTGCTCGGAGCGCTGCTGGACGGTGGACACCAGAGCCTGGTGCACCTGGTCGAGGTCGAGCTGCAGGATCGAGGCCATCCGCTCGGTGATCAGGTCGAGCACCGGCACGGGGATGTGCAGCGCGGGCGCGGCGGCCAGCTGTCCGAACAGAGTGAGCAGCGCCTGCATCTGCTCGTCCTGCAGCGGGCCGAACTTCCAGGTGGGGAACGCCGCGCCGGGTCCGAAGTTCAGCATCACCAGCGGTCGGATGACGTCGTAGCTCAGCGATTCGCCGATCTCCTTGGCGACGGCCTGCCGGGACTTGAGGTAGAACGCGCTCTGGTCCTGGGACAGCGAGTACGCGCCCTTCCCGGCGGTCGCGCCGCCGACCAGGCCCATGAATCCGGCGAGCACGCTCTGCGTCTGCCAGCCCTCCAGGAACATCATGGCGTCGGAGAAGAACTTCCCGGCGTCAGTGGGCTGCGGGATGACCTCGAAGGCCTTCTTGGCGTCCGGCGGGTGGACGAGACCGACCACGCCGGAGCCCTTCAGCTGGGCGATGTCGTCGGCGTGTGCGTTGGCCTCGGGCTGGTCGGACCCGTAGACGATGATGCGCTGCATCGCCTGGTTCTCCAGGAAGTAGTACCAGAGGAACAGCAGCTTCATCTTGGTCTGATACACCCAGTAGCTGACGTCCATCTCCGACACCCCGATCAGCGGCTCGCGGTACTTGCCGTGGGTGTGGATGAAGGAGCGGACCTTCGGGATGTCGACGTAGCCGGGGACCTTCTGCTCCTTGGTGAGCATCAGGTTGCCGCCGAACAGCCAGACCTGTTGACGGAATCCGTTGGGGACGGCGGTGCGCGAGTTGTACCGGGCCTGGCAGGTGGCGGGCGGACGGAAGGCGATCTTGTCGTATATGATCTTGCCGTCGTCCTCGCGGACCTTCCAGATCTTCTCGAAGAACGCCCGTCGGTAGATCTGCGCGCTGGTGACCTGCCCGACCAGCTCGTGCACGGGGGTCGCCATGCCGCCCTCGGTGTCCGGAGTCATGATCACGCTGCGCACGAACGCGGTCTCGCCCGAGTCGCCCTTGGTGGGCTCGATCGAGAATGCGGCCTCGCGGATCGGCAGGGTGAGCACCGACTCGACGGCCGAGCAGATGCCGTCACGGCGGAACATCGCCTTCATGTCCCGGGCTGTGTACTCGCCGTAGTCGAAGACGTCGCCCTCGCCGTACCAGGCGAACAGCCGCTGGCCCAGGTCGAACTGCGTGCCCAGCTCCTTGCCGAGCAGATCCCGCTTCGCGGACGGCTTGATGTCGGGGAACGCGTAGATCTTCGCCGAACCGGACGCTGGCGGATCCGACGCTGCTGCACTGCTCTGCGCCTTGGCCACGGCTCTCCTCGCTGGTGATCGCTGTCTGCAGGATATCGCCGGTAGGTTAGAACGGCGATGAGTCGGTCGACCACGAGCGCACGTTGCCGCGCCGCCCGTGCTCGGGTGCATCGTCAGGGTCCTGCGGACCCCAGGCGTCCAGGTCTCCGAAGCCGCCCGCCGCAGCCGCCTGCTGGAGCTGCATGCGGCGCACCCCCCGGGGCACCGCGAGGCGGTCGTCCTCGGGGTTCGGCGCGGCGATGGGGTCGCCTCCGCGCTCGCGCTCGAGCGGCACGGCGTCCGCCAGCGGGCCGCCGTTGCGCGCCCACTTGGCCACGAGCGCGCGCTGCACCGGGCCGAAGCTCAGCGACAGGAACGGGCTGGCCGCCCACACGAGGGAGTCGAGCCGGTCGGGGGACCGCTCGCCGTGCGCACCGGTGAAGGTGGCCTGCTGGTCCTCCAGCTCGGTGAACCGCTCCGTCTCCTCGCGCCACTGCAGTTCGCCGGTGTCCAGGTCCACCATCTGGAAGCGGTTGACCTTCTGGCAGTGCTTGACGATGCCGCGTTCGTACAGCCCGGAGATCGGCTCGGCGCGGGTGCGCTTGGACTCGCTGGCGTGGATCTTCTCCACGCGCACCCGCTTCTTGATGACCCCCTCTTTGAGCAGGCCGCGCTGGATCTGCTCGATCAGCTGCATCATCCACTCGCCGCCGTGGTTCTTCTCCACGACGACGGTGGCGTCCAGCTGTGCCGCACGGATCAGGAACCGGCGGGCGAACGGTGCCGGGGCCTCCTGCCCACCCCAGGACTCGACGACGTAGATCTGGTCCCGCATCGGGTTGAGGCCGACGACGGTGTACGCCTGCTCATCGGACTCCTCGGTGCCGTCGGACGGGTCGACGCCCATCTTGATCGAGGTCAGGTACTCGGGACCGCCCGGTTCGCCGATGCCGGGGCTCTGCGCCTCCTCGAGCATCTCGCGCGTCCACAGCGCGTTGGCGACGTCGTCGAGCAGCTCGCCCTCGAGCTCCTGGCGCTCGAGCCGGGTGCCCTTGGCCGCGCCGACCACCGATCGGAAGAACGACTCCGACAGGTTCAGGATGTTGTCGATCGTGCGCAGCTTCCGCACGATCACCGGCCCGTCGCTGAACTCGTCGTCGCCGCGTCCGGCGCGGATCAGCCGACGCACCAGCTTGCGGGCCGGACGGGAGGCCTTCGGCGTTCCGGTGACGATGATCTTTGACACGCCCTTACGGACGGCGAACCGGACCGACTCCTCCCAGGCGACCTGCCAGCGCTTCCACAGGCCGATCTCGTCGCCCCACGCCGCCCGCAGGTTCTTGCCCTGGACGCGCAGTGCGCCGTCGTCGGCCGAGTCGACGTAGATCACGTGCCCGCTGCGCAGGCCGATCTCCCCGTAGCTGCGGTAGGCGTATTCGACCGACTGGGACTTGCCGTGCTTGACCTCACCGGCCGTGGTGCCCAGCGCCCGCAGGATCCCGGCCTCGCCCTCGACGCACACCGTCCAGGCGTCCCGGTAGGTGGGTGCGATGATGCCGTACTCGCCGGGCGGATCGAAGTCCATGTCAGCTTCGATCAGCTCGGCAAGTCCGGCGGATCCCGACCGGGTCTTCCCGCTGCCACGGCCGCCCTGGTAGTAGACGACTCGCCAGTCGCCTTCGGGCAGCCGCTGCTCCGGACGGGCCTCCCGACGCCAGACGGCCGATGCCTTCTCGACGACCGCCTCGGGGTCCATCCGCCGCGCCCACTCGGCCAGCAGGTTCACCATGTGCTCAGGATGACGTCTTGTGCGCCTGCTGCAAAGCCGTGATGTGCTCGGCGTCCAGCCGGGCGCCGAACCTGGACAGGAACACCGGGTTGGCCGACACCATCAACGTGTTGTTCTGCGCCTTGAAGCCGGGCTTCGGCTTCTGCGTCGGGTCGAGCTTGATCCCGGTGCCCTCGCCCGAGGCCGACCAGTTGGTGGAGCCCTCGAATCCGAGGCCCTGGCCGAGCAGGACGCCGCCCTTGGTGTGGCTGATCTGATGCGTCGCCGACTGGCCGACCACGAACGAGTTGAAGAACTCCGGGTCGTTGGCCGCGTCGTGGGCGAGGATCGCTCGCTCGTGCACGCCGCCAGCCTGAGACTTGTCGAGGGTGCCCTGCACGCGCACGTTCGGGTTTCCCATCAGCGCGAGGATCGTGGTGTTCAGCTCGTCGTCGTCGTAGCCGAACATGTTCAGCTTCAGCCCGAGAGTCTCAGCAGCGAGCAGCGCGAGCAGGATGCCGTGCACGTCGTCCCTGCCGACGAAGAACAGGTAGTGGTCGCCGTAGCCGGGGGTGAGCTGCTGCTCGGGTGTGAAGACCCCGAATTCGGCGATGCGCGGGTCGTCCGTCATGTGGCTGTGGCCTCCGTCGGCGGTTCGAACTCCTTCAGAAACGGCACCGGATTGACCGTCTGCACTCGGCGCACTGGTGTGATCACGTACTCCCAGGCGGCACCGTTGGGATTCTTGGCCAGCCAGGTGACCACCTGGCTCTCGCTGGTCATCAGCGTGACCGGCCACTCGCCCCGGTTCTGGGCCAGCCAGACCTTCCCGGCCAGCCGCTCGTTGAGGTGGCTCGCGTCGCCGCGGGAGATCTCCCCGCGCGATGTCGTCACAGGTCCGTCCCCGTGCCGCCGTCGCCGAGGTGAACAGGCTGCATCGGATATAGCTCCTCCTCGTGTAGCTGCTGGCGCAGCAGGTATCCCTCTAGGGCCCAGACGTGCTCGCGGGCCTTGTCATAGGCAAGCTTGCGACCGATCTCCGCGTCGAAGTTGTCCACACTGGCCGAGGCGGAGTAGCCGACCACCTGGAAGCCGTTCTCCAGCGTCAGCACGCAGACCGTCAGCGACGTGCCGTCGGGGTTCCAGTACTTCGCACCGGAGATCTTCCCGTCGATGTGCTCGGGGGTGACCCGCGGCGCGGTGTGCCCGCTCGCCTCGATGTCGACGTGCAACTGCTCGTCGGTGTACTGGCCACTCATGATGGTTGTTCCTCTCTACTGCCACTGTCCGTTGAAGCGCCACCAGTCGGCGGGCGTAACCAGCTCCTGCGCGCCGCCGGGGTGCGCAAGTCCGAGCTTGCCATACGCCCACGCTGCAGCGCTGGAGCACACCACGTGCGGCGGCCGGGAGACTCCGTCGTTCCAGCCCCACCAGCGGTCGACGATCTTGGCCAGATCCTCGGCGTGCAGAGACGCGTCGAAGTCGGCGACGATTCCGCCGACCCAGTCGTAGCTCGTGCCGAGCAGGCCCTCCATCAGCTTGCAGACGGCCTGCCGCTGCGCGAGCGTCCGGGGCTGGCTGAAGTTGCCGCGTGCCGCGCGCAGCTGCGCGCGGGTGGCGAAGTAGCTGGACATGTCGACCCAGCCGACGCCGGACGGACGGCCTTCGATACCCCACCACACGCCGTTCTTGTCCTGGTGGTGGACGGTGACGACGTGGTCGACCGGAGCGCGGTGCCCGGCCAGCCACGACCCGATGATGATCGGGATGCGTCCGAACCCGACGGCGTCGACCGCCCAGACGTCCCCCGGCTGGAATGCGGTCACGGAAGCATCTTCTTCAGGACAGCGATCAGGTGCTCCAGAGCCTGAATCAGCCACTTGATGACGTTGGGCTCCGGGGGCACGGGCACCGGCGGCGCGGGCGGGACCGGCACCGGCGGCAGCGGCGGCACAGGCGTCGGGATCGGCGGGGGCGGCGTCGGCGTGGGCGCGGGAGTCGGGGCCGGGGCCGGTACCGGCGCCGGGAACGGCTTTCCGGTGATGTCGGTGTAGTCGGCGGCGAGCTGCGCCAGATCGACACTGGCCAGAAACTCCTTCGAGCCCAGGTGCTCGGGCCAGACGACCACCCAGCACTCACTGACCTGGTGAGACCAGAACGAGTCGGTGAACGACGTCTCCTCGGCCCAGGTGATGAACTTCTCGTCGGCGCCCAACTGCGGTGCGCTGCTCGGAGGAGCGGCGCCGTACCCGCCGACCAGCACGCTGTGCCCGCCGACATCGGGCGAGCCGGGAACGTAGTCCCACGGCTGGCTGGAGTCGAACTCGGTCTCGTTGGCCGCCAGCACGTCGAAGCCGACCCACACGCCGCCGAAGATCGCGATTGCGGCCTTGACCTCGTCCGGGTTGGTGTGGTCGACCGCGGCGAAGCCGAGCGCCTTGACACCGTCAGGCCCTCCGGTCGACACCAGGTACTCGAGCAGCGTCTGGATGTCCATGCCGTTGTCGCCGCCGCCTGGGTTCTGCGTGGCGTAGACCTTCAGCACCTGGGAGAGCGGCGGGTAGACCTCGCTGCTCAGCCAGGCCGTGGTCAGCCTGCGCAGGTTCGACCAGGTGACGGCGACGCAGTCGCCGAGGCTGTCGTTGCCCAGCATCTGCCACCCGCTGAGCCTGGCGAGGTTGTCGTCGGCGGGCGGGTAGCTGAGCACGACGCCGGTCAGCGAGCGGGACAAGTGCAGTCGCGGACGACTCGGGTCGTTGGGCAGTCGTCCGTACTTGCCGCGACGGCGCTCTCGAGTGCTGTCCGAGCGGCTCACTTGAACGTTCCGGTGACCGTGGTCGGGAAGGCCGGGAGCTTCACGGCCGCGCCGATGGCCGCGCCGAGGGCGGCGACCTGCGCGTCGGTGAGGCTGATCGCGGTCTTTCCGCTCATGGCGGACACCCGGTTGTAGTAGTCCAGGCTGACCGGCTTCACCGGGCCGTACCGGGTGACGTAAGCCGGTCCGGAGTCCTTCCAGGTGGCCTGGTCGAAGTGGACGACTCCGAGGCCTTCGTACACGCCGAAGAACCCGGTGGTGCCGGTGGATCCGGGCTGCGTGGGGTCGGGGCTGACGCTGATGAGGTCCATGAAGATCTCTCCTGGAGGTACGACGGGGGGCGGCGGAGGCGGAGGCGGCGGAGGCGGAGTCACCACGGAGGTGTAGCCGAGCAGCGTCTTGAGCTGGTCGACGGTCCCTCGGTAGGCGTTGAAGTCCACGAGCAGCCCGGAGTACGGCTGACGGTCGGTGTACTGCCAGATCTCCGGGGTCGAGCCGCCGTACGGCTGCCAGCCGGAGCCGTTGTCCGAGTAGGTGACGTAACTGCTGGAGACCAGGTGCAGACCCGAGGAGCGCAGCGGCGCGAGCGCCGGGGATCCGATCTGCCCCCAGTACCACTTCGGCAGGTAGTCCACGGTGCACAGCCCGCCATGCTGCCGGTAGCGCACGGCGAAGTCGACCGCGTCCTGGACGCTCGGGTTGCTGCTCCCCGTCGGCTCCTGGTCGATCATGATGTTGATGCCGGGGCCGGTCACGGCGAAGCAGTGGTCGGCCTGCGCCGCGCCGTACCCGGCGTGCAGGAAGTGATACCCGAAGAAGACTGCGCCGACGCGGGCGGCCTCCGCCTTGAAGTGCCCGTAGTACGGGTCCGTGTAGCCGGTTCCTTCGGACGCCTTCGCACACACCGCGACCGTGCCCGCTTCGAGAGGCATGGACTTGTTGTAGTTGGAGACGTCCGGATACCAGATCGTCATTTCGACCTCACCTCTCGCATCGTCTCCTCGTGGTGCCTGTCCAGCTTCTTCATGACCGTCTTGTGATGCCAGATCAGAGCCGGAACGGTCCACACGACGGAGGCGAGCAGATTGGACCACACGCCTCCGCCGGGCCAGGCGAAGAACGCGTTGATCGTGGCTACCACCGGCGGATCAGAGACCGTGGACGGCCAGCTGGGCGAGCGCGGCCTTCAGGTCGGCCTCCAGATTGGCGACCAGCGCGGTGACCGCCGACTTGACCTCGGGCTCGGCTGCGGCGACCGCCGCCTCGGCGTCGGACTTGGCCTTCGCCAGCAGGTCGTCGACCGTGCTGCGCACGTTCTGGGCCTCGGACTCCAGGTTCAGCAGGGCCGCCTCGGCCGCGCGGGCCGCCTCGCCCGTGATCTCGCTGAGCAGGTGCTTGGCCGATGCGAGGAAACTGCCGAAGTTACCCATGATCTAGATCTCCTGACGGCTGACGACAAGGTCGATTCGGGACAAGCGTACTGCGGACAATGATATGCCACCAGGCACGACGAAGGCCCGGACCGTAGTCCGGGCCTCGCTGGTATCCATCCTCACCTCAGCTGCCACCCACCGCCTGTGAGCTCCCAGCTCCTCGTGTCATCGGTCGAGCGCAAGATCGTACCAGGCGTCTCGTTGTCCACCACCCCGGACGCGATGATCACCTCGCACTGCGCTCCGGTGGCGTGCAGCACGGCCTGGTCCGCCAGAGCCGCCAGGGCATCCTTCAACCGGTAGATCTCGGCGTCCTGCTCGGCCAGCGCTGCGTTCGCCAGCTCGTAGATCCTCAGGGCGTCGGGGTTGCCCGCAACCCCGTACCGGGCCATCCGCAGCCGGGTTCGCGCGTCCACGTCAGTCGTCATCGATGATCCACTCCTTCTGGTAGCCGGGTCGGCCGACGTAGACGGCCGCGTCCAACAGGACCGTCTTGCACGGCCACACGTCCGGCTCCCAGTCGTCGGACATGCGTCCGGCCCGGTCGCTCAGGCACACCAGGCAGCGTGACGGCATCCTGCGTGTGTCGGGGCTATGCAGCTTGAGCCGAGCCCGCTTGACTTCCAGTTCGACGAATACCCGGGCCGGGTCGTGCATCGCGGTGTGCCGCGCCGTCGGCGCCGTCATGCACAGCATGCTGCTGCCCTCGCAGTCCCACAGGTCGACGTCGTCGGCCGCGGAGACGGACCCGTAGCCGTGGCCGCTGCGCAGGCCGGTTCCCAGGCCGGTGCTCTGCTCGCCGACGGCGTAGGCGGTCCACGGCGCCGGGTCGGCTTCGGCGGACGCACGCGCGGCGGCTTCCTCTTCGTCGTACTGCGCGGTCAGGAACGCGATGATCTCGATCACGTCGCACACCTTCCCTTGTGCCGGGTGTGCAGGACGCACCCAGGCGTCTCGACGCACGGGCCGGGCCACTCGCCGGTGTACTCGCGGCGGTCACCGGCGATCCACTGGATCACCGTGTAGCCGGTCGAGGAGTCCGGGTTGGGATGCCTGCCCCGGTGGTGCTGGTCGCTGTGCCTGTTCCTGCCGCACTGCGTGGTGTGCTCCTGACCGGCCGCCCAGTGGATCTTCCACGGGCACTGCGTCACGGCGTCACCTCTTCCCAGCCGTAGAGCTTGGCCAGCCCCGGCACGTCGGCCGCCGCGATGCCGTGGCAGGTGACGTAGATCCGCGGCACTCGCCAGCAGGCGAGGCCGCTGCCGACCGGCATCGTGGGCAGCTTGTCCTTCACGGAGTCGCGGTACTTCGTCCACGCGGACCGCTTCATGCGATGGTCCACACCGCAGCAGCAGTCCTTGATCATGATGAAGATCTCCGGGGTCTTTTCCTTGGTGTGGCTCACGACGTGCTCCTCGATCTGACAGGGCCGGAGCCCGGCCTCGGTGCGAGTTCCTCGGCCAGGGCCTTTGCCCAGTCCGGCCACGCATTGCTCGGCTGGCCGTTGATGTGGACATACAGAGCGTTGTCCCTGGGCTGGCCCAGGCTGCCGTCCTTGCGGATGACGTAGCCGACGACACGTCCGTCTGAGAGAGCCCACGACTCTCCCTGGGTGATGGTGGTGTACGACAACTGCAGCTTGACCAGCTGCAGTTTTTCGTTGCTGTACGGCCTGTCGAACTGCGGCGTGTCTGCGGGGAGCAGCACCGTCAGCGTGGTAGTGGTGATCTCCCTCTCCACATTGATCTTCGTCATGTCGCCTCCACGCGCTTCACGTACTCGGGGTCATCGTGGTCCGCCATCGCGTCCCAGGCTTCCTGCTCCTCGCGCGCCTGGGCTTCGTTGGCTCCGTACACCGCGCGGTTCACCGCGTCGGCCGCCGCGTTCCACCGCGCCAGGCGACCGGCCACGGTGGATCCGGCCGCCTCGTATCCGCACCAACAGCGATCCATGGTCAGCCCCTACCCTTGCCGAGCAGCTGGCGCGCGTGGCTGTGGTTCAGCGCGTACGCCACGTAGTCCGCGCAGCCGAAGTCGGTGACCTCGTAGTACTCGTTGGGGTCGCGGACCAGGCCGAGGTAGGCGTCTTTCTCGTAGTCGTAGACCCGCCAGCACGCCTCCTCGATCATCTCCGCCTCATAGCGGGCCGCGTCGCCCGCGAGGTATGCGGCGCGGTGCGCAGCTCTGAAAGAAACCGGCCGCAGGTCTGAACCAGTGTCGGTATCCGGAGCGAGGTCAGCGCGCTGCGTGTCGGCAACGCCGGACGCGCGGCGCGCCAGGGTGGCCTTCAGCATCGCCTTCAGCTCGACCTTGACGCGCCGAGCGGTCTCGCCGCGCCACGTGGCTGCGTTGGACAGGAAGTAGCGGACGATGTCGTCCGCCTCATCGTGCCCGAACGAGTCGTTGATCGTGTTGAGCCTCAGCATCGCCTCGAGGTAAGGCACGGCGCCGAAATACGGGCTCTTCCAGTCGCGCACGATCTCACGCGCGATCTGGGAGAGCGGGCGGGTCGTGTTGGTCATGGGGGCCTTCCTTCTTGATCTTCCCTGAACTGTCTACTGATGACAAGTCTAGCAGGCCTAGTCAAGAGTCGTGCCGGACTCCTTCGCCAGCGTGGCCGGGTTCTCCGGGAAGGCGCTGCCGACGCCGGTCACCACGACGATGAATCTGGAGCCGAGCAGCACCCTGTCCGCGTTGCCGGGTCCGGGGATCTTGAAGTACTCGGCGTCGGCGGCCATGGCCTGGGCGGATGTGTATGTGTACGTATACACCGTGACCTGCTCGCCGTCGGCGAACGAGCCGCTGGCGTACTGGTCGCCCTCGGTGTCGATCGGGCCGGAGATCCGACCGTCGGTCGGGACGTGCATTGACGCCAGCACCGCGGCCGGATCGACGGGCTGCGCCGGGGCGGCCTGCACCTGCACCGGTGGACCGGCGTCGCTGTTCCCGGACGTCTCGTACATCGTGAAAACGGTTGCCGCGACGGCAGCCGCTATGACGGCCGCGATCTTCCTGTGCGTGCGTGTGCGCGTGACCTTCATGTCTCTCCCTGACCTGGTTTCCGATACTTCTGATGACAACTATACCCGGTCCGCTAGTTGGTCACACCACGGTGCCACTGCGGCATCGGCACCTCGGTGTCGGGATCGGCTACGCCGTCCGCGGTGAAGTCGGTCTCATTGGCCGGGCGCACCGGGGTGCGCGTCGCCTGCGGGGCGCCCTTCGAGACGTCCCGGCTAATAGCTGCGTACAGGCTGGTGAGCACACCCGGACGAATGCTGATCCGCAGGGTCTGCTCGGGACGCGGCATCCGCTGCGTGGCGCTCGGCGCCCACAGCGGGTGGCGGCTGTAGATCGTCATCAGTTGCTCACCGCCTTGCGCAGCCCCGGCACGCCGTCGAGCAGCCTCAGGTCTTGATGCGGGTAGCTGACCGTGCCAGCCGGAGCGGCGACCGCCGATCCGTTGCTGATCAGCCGGGAGGCGTTGACGTCGTCGGCGTCGTCCCACACGTCGCCGGGCATGATGTCCGGCCAGCGCGCCCGCTCCGTCCCGGCCTGGATCCTCACGAGCGCCTGCAGTCGAGTGGTCATGTCCGCAATGTACCGCTCAGCACTCCTCGAGCAGATGCCTGGCGTGGGCCAGGTTGTCGCACTTGCGGCAGATGTCGTTGGCCGGGTACCAGGTGCCCGCCTCGTCTTCGAGCTCTAAGACGATCTGCAGGCGAGTCTTGGGAACGCCGTTCGCCCCTTTGTTGAACGGGTTGATGGTCTGGCCGAGGGTGGCGGAGCGCTTGAGCCGCGCACTGCACCCGCGACACTTGACGTACTTGGTGACATAGCGGGTGACCCGCTCGAATTTATAGGTCGGCATATCAGTGTCCTCCTGATTCGATGGCGATCCGGTAGTCCGGCAGCAGCGCGGGCACGCGGCCGGTGACGTACGCCTCGGCGACGTGGTCTCGGA